CTATAGGCGAGGTTTTGAAAAGAAACAGTATGCTGGAATGTACAACTTATTTAAAGAAGTGCATCCAAATAGAGAAGCTTATCATCACACAAATGCAGCGGGTCAGACTACACTTAAACCTATGCCTCATACAGGTATAGAAGCTATGACTAATAGTCCTACTTTAACTGCATTTAAAGGATTAGAAAATGCACCTACAGAGATTCAATTTCAAGTACAAAGTAATCCAGATAACATAACACCTATAAAATTTTCAGAACTAGAAAGTGCAGAACATGAATTAAAACTGCTACAGGATGGGTCTAGTGAAAAACAAGGTTTAATAAAAAAAATAAAGACAACGTATGCTTCAAAATTTAACGATGTAAATAAAATTTTTACTAGAAATGATGGAAGAATTAAATCTATTAACGCTCAAGGTAATCAAGCAATTACAGCATATAAAGATTCTTTTGAAAAACTTTTTCCAGAACTTTTTAAAGTATTTAAAAATACGGTAGATGTTAAAACTGGAGTTGTTCCAACACAACCTAAAACTATAGAAGAAAAAGCAAAACAGGACGTTAAAGATGGAGTAGCTCAAAATGTAAATGAAGCTATAGCTATGCGTCAAAATAATTTAATAGAGGAAAATTCTGTAGACATAATACTAAGTGGGCAGGGTGCTGTTTTAGGTTCACCAATAAGAAAAGCTGGAGAGGAACCAAAAAGAGTGCCCGAAGTTAAAATAGTTAAAAATCAACCCATAGAAAAAACTGTTCCTTCTACCAATACAGCACGTTTAACTCCACAACCTAGAAAATATAAAACACCCGATGGTAACGAAAAGTTTGTTATTAATTTTCAAGACAGTAATTTAAACACAGGAGAGTTGGATACCTTACTCTCTTATAATGAGATAATTAAAACAGACCCTGCATACTTTGAAAAAAATCCAAATGAGAAAGAAAAGTATGATAGATTAAAAGGTATCTTTAAACCTCTTAGTGCAGTTATAGATAACCCAGATAGTGAGCAAGCAAGAGCAAACTTAAAAGCTAAAGTAGTTGAGTTATTTGATATTAGAAGAGTAGATGGAAGAGTTGATCCTAAAGCTTTAGACACTGCAGTAAATAAACTTGTTCAAGAAGAATATTTTGATCGTGGTTCTAAATCGCCAACTTTTTCTAGTATTAACGGTGTAACTGTTATGACAACATACACAATGCCAGGAGAAAGTGAAGACAATTATAAAAAACCTAAACAAAAATTACGTGATGAAGAGAAAAAATTAGATCAAGTCACTGATATGACTGCTAGTTACAGCAACAATATAGATAATATTGCTTTAATAAGTGAAATTTTAGATAGAGGAGAGTTTACTAACGAACATGCTCGAATCTTTAATGCTATGATGCAAGGTGTAGATGTAAAAAATGACTTACGCGAGCTTTTAAAAATGTCTACTGAAGAGATGACAGTAAAAGGTTATAAAGTAGCCACTGATGCTTCAACAAATACTGTTAGAGTTATTGAAAGATTTAAAGATTTTTTTACAGCTTTTCAAGTTGCAGCGCAAAATTTGGGAAGCACAGTAAACGGAGTAAGAGTTAGAGACTCTGATGGTAGAGATATTATTTTAAAAGCTAATAATTTTAAAAGCCAAGGTTCAGATAGTATTAATGATAGAAATACACAGCTTAAATTACAAGAAGTTGAAGACGCAGCAAGAGTATACAGTGAAAAATACTCTACAAACATACAAAATGCTCTTCAAAAAGCTCAAGTAGCTAAACAAAATGACAATACAAGAGAATATTTTAAACAAAAAATGATAGCGTTTCGTAATAACCTTCTAGCTAGAAACGCCATGCAAAAAGTTACTTTAACTTATACTTTTGCAGGAATGGTGCAGGGAGAGTCTGGAGGTCGAGCTATCTCCAACGAAGACTTTGCTATTTTGTATCAAGCTATCTGGTCTAAAACAGGTAACGATATGGGTAGAGGTTCTTTTACAGAACTACAAAATGTTATTAAAGGCATCAAAGAAAGAAACAGTATGATGCAAAAATACATTGAGTTAAAAGATGGGCCTGAAATAGCTAATTTTATGGTTAGATTAAATCGTGGTTTAGCAAAAGATAATTTAAAAGAGTTATATTTAAACGCTGCTAACTTTAAATTATCAGATAGGCTTCCTGAGTTAAAAGAAAGTTTACCAGAATCTTCTAATTATATAGAGATACCGCCAAACTTAATTACTAATATATATGTAGGCAATGATTCAGCAAACAGTTCACCTGTTGTTGGTCTTAACGCTATATCAAAAGAACAAAGAGGAAAAATATTTACAAAAGATGTTGTTAATCCCATACTTAATTCAATGCCTACGCCTGTTTTAGAAAAATCTCGTCCTCTTGCAGGTAACAGAAATTTACGTGTTTCAAAATTTAAAGACCTTGATGCAGATGTAAAAAATAATATTACACAAAACGCTATTAAATCTTTAATTAGTTCTATATACAGAAATGAAATAACACCACAAGGAACAGTATCTCCTACTAGATCATTAAGTTCTGATGCCGTTAGTTTAATGAACATGTATTCAAACATAGATGGAAATAGAGAGCTTAAATTAGGAGATGCACTTGTTAATATTCAGCAATTAAGAGATGCTTTAAAAGTTTCAGATGATGTAGCTGCAAACATAGAAAGTAAAGGTGATGCAGGTGTTGCTTTTATACAAAATTTAGTTGAACACATTTATGATAAAACATCACAAAAAAGATATGATGAATCTAATCCTACTAAAGGACTGTAGTAATGGCTGATAAATATTTAACACCTCTTGATAAATCTATGAGAACTTTGTTTACATCTATCTTTGATGATGATGAAGACGAGAAGAAGAGAAAATTAGAAGAGGACAAAAATAAAGAAAAGCCTGAGTTAAAGGATGACGACCCAAATATTTTTGAACGTTTAGTAAATAAGTTACCTGCTGCAAAGTATTACAATCAAAAAACTCCTCAAGTTCCTAGTCAAAAAGCAGAGGACATGAAAGTTCTTGGTGGGGCGTTTGCATCTACTATCATTGACGAAGAGGGCCGTATTATGCCTTTTGGTGCTGGTAGTGATGATCCTGACTTACTACAAAAAATAGAAATACTAAATCAACCTAGTCGTGTTTTAGTTAGACGTAACCAAGCTGCTGAACCAGAGGAAACAATTGATCGTTCTGGTGCAATAGAAAGGTTTATGTTAGGCACGAGTCCACTAGATACTGATCCACTTGTATCTCATAACGAAAGATTAATTCGTAAAACTACAGACGCTGTTATAGATAGTGCTTCTGGAATAGGAAGAGCAGTTACCATAGCAGGTGCTAGGGGAGGAGCTTTTATTCCTCAGTTAAGTCATCTTGTTAACAAATATGGGATGGGTACTTTAGAATATGCAGCTAGAAACGGCATCTTAGGAGATGATGTTGATTATGATCGTTTGTGGTCAGCTAATTTAGGATCACAGTATTATTCAGATGAAGCTGAAAAGTTTGTTAAAGCAGTAGAAGATACTCTAGATGTAGACGATTTAAATTTTTCTGAAAAAATTCTTATGTATACCACTGAGTATGCTATTCCAATTAACGTTGTAGGAACAGGAGCAAAAGCAATAAAAGTAATGGGTGAAGTTGCTAGTGATACTTCTAGGTTAGTTCGTGGATTACCTCGAAGATCACAAGACCCTCTCATTATGGGGCAATTAAAAAAAGCCATACCTGTGTTACCTAATTATAATGAAATTAAAGCAAGAGGAAAATTAGAAAAAGCGTACAGAGAAGAACTAAAACGTAATCCTTTTGGAGCGCAATCTTTTAGAGACTTTGAAAAACACTCTGAAATTGCAGAACAAATGATGAAAGACCGTATAGAGCTTTCAAAAATAATACGTCAGACAGGTAAACTAGATGCTGCTTATCCTAAAAGAGGTAAACTAGATGTTGTTGGAAGAATACGAGATCGTTTAGAGTATCCTGAAGGAACCAGAAAAGTAGCTACAGGTGCAAGAGTTATAACAAAAAAAGACGGCACTGAAAAAATACAAAAAGAAATGTTTATTGAACAGCCTCTGTCTTATGAGCAACGTCTTGATAAACTTACATTGAAAAAAGTATTGAATGGTCAGGCTGTTGTTGGTGCTGGTGCAATATCAGGTGCATGGGACAAAACTTTTGAGGGAACAGCCTATCAAGATATGTCGTATATGTTAGGACTAGCTGGTGCGTTTGCAACACCGTCAGCTACAACGCAAGCTTTACAACATATTCTTGATCCTATTTTAGCTAATAAAAAATTTGGTGTTCAGTTTATAGGTGTTCCTCAAAGTCTTTATAGATTAAAAGACGACATTGACGATGTAAGTGGTCAAATAGTTCAAAGACCTTTAAACCTTATGACTTTGTTGTATGGTTTTGGTAAAGTGATAGGTGCTGAAAAACGATATAAGCTAGACCCAGATCAACCTGCTATTACAGGTCTAGGACAACAGCGAAAATATATTTTAGATGAAGATGCAACTCCTGCTACATTCGCAGAATCTGAATACGCACAACGTATTACAGCAGCAGCTATGGGTTTACCTATATATAAAGCTATTCTTCTAGACAATAAAAAAAGAGACCCAGACCTTTTAAACTTAACTGAATTAGAACTGTCTACCAAATATAGTGCTAGAGAGTTTAAAGCAATAGAAAATTTTGTAAAAGACGTTCTTCCGTTTATACCAGAGCATTATATTAAAAGTTATCAGGCTATGGTAGATGATGGTATGCAAGTTATAGAAAAATTTCGTAAGTCTCCCTATACTCCTAAAGATAAGTTTGCAGAATATAACATCGCTTTAGAACAGATATCAGGTGCTATATTGAATAACGCTATGGCAGGTACGTTAAAACAACTTTTAGAAAATAAAAGTCTTATGTCGGTATTTGCTGGAAGAGATACTGTGTTAGCTATGTTCAGGATTAAACAACAAGAAATTCAAAATAGCATAGGTTATGTTGAAACAGCAATGAATAATCTTGTTAAAGGTTTAGATGAGCAACAAAATAACTTTGAAGTTTTAAAAAGAGGTGCTTCTAAAATTGTAAATCAAAGTAAAAATAACGTTGAAAATTTACAATCTGAAATAGACTCTTTAAAAGCTGAGTTTAAAATAAGAGGTGCTGGTAGAAGCAAAATAGCAGAAGAGTTTATTGAAAGTCCTAATGGTTTAGATTTAAAAAATACTATTGGAAGCTCAGTAGATAAAGCAAATATAGTTCTTCGTCAAAAGTTTTTTAAAGATGCAGAAGAGGATATACTAGCACTTTACAATAAAGATAGTGCAGAAAAAGATGAACTGTGGACTGCATTAAAAGGAAAAACAGCAGACAATGACATTAACATTACTGAGTATGTAGATTCTTTATTAAATTTAAAACAACAAGAAATAGAGCAGTACGGTGGCATTGCATCTGTATTAAAGAATAAAAACAGCCATCTATCTTATGGTCGTGTTACTGGATTTGATTTGTCTGAACCTATTAAATTTAGTAGCGATATAGATATTTTTGTACACACCGCTAGACACAACGCTTTAGAAAAAATAGATTCACAAGATTTAAACAATATAGCTGCAGACCTCCTTAATAAAGAGTGGGTTGATGAAATAGACATACTTAAAGGAAATAGACGAACAAATTTAAAAGTAAATGATGGTAAAGCAACAAATGAAATGGAAACGTTTTCTTTAACGCGAACATTAGAAAATGCTGAAGAAAATGCTAACCTTTCAGGCATGAATAGAGATGACTATGTTAGATTAGTTCTTTCCATGTTAAAAGCACCAGGAGAGTATGCTGGTCAACTTAACAAGGAGTTTAATTACTCCATGAACGCTCTAGAAATGCACAATCTTCGTAAGAGTTTAAATCAATGGTCTTGGAACAACAGAAAAATAAAGCCAGGTCCATCTAAAGAACTGTATAAATTAACTAACGAAGTAGATAATTTGTTTGATGCAGCAGGTATACCAGAACTTGAACAAGCCAACAAGTTTTATAAAGATTATAAAAGAAAATGGTATGAAGATTTCTTAGGTAAAAAACTTTTAAAGGATGAGTTTTATTCAGATGATCCTATTCTAGCTATGCAAACTGATCCAGAAGAATACTTACTGTCCTTTTTTAGAGCTAACGATCCTGAAGTAGCTTCAAAACTATTTTTTAAAATGTTTCCTAAAGATCAGCAGGACAAATTTCGAGTAAGATTAGAAAGAGTTCTTGGAGATTCTGTATCTAGAGATGGATATGATGGTATTTTTGGTGGAAGTCGTATAAAAAGAAATTTAAAATTAGCTAAATTTGAACAAGCTAAATTAATATCTAAAGAATATGCTGATAAACTAAAAGATTACTTTGAGTTAATAGATAAAACATCTAAGTACAATGAGGGAGAAGCATTAAGAAGAGCTAGAGTAGGTTTAGATGAAAAACTTAAAAGATATTCAAAAGCTTTTGATGAGGCTTTAAAAAATTCAGAAGTTGGACAAGTGGATGCTAAAATAGACGATCTAGATAGTTTAGTAGATCATTTATTTCCAAGAGCAGGAAACCCAACATACGCTAGAGAGTTTGCTCTTAGTGATGAACAAGCAGAAGTTATAACAGATTTAGAAAAGGGTGTTGATCAAACGGTAGCAGAAATAAAACGAGCTACAGGAGAACTACCCTCAACAGATATTGCAAAAATAGATGAGTTAGTATCTAAACTAAGAACAGCACAAATAGAAGATATAACAGGACAAAGATTTGAGATTTTCTTAAAAGATGTTTTAGAAATAAAAAACAATGAACCTTTAAGTAAAGCTAACGAAGTAATGTTAGATCAACTTTATGATGGTATTCTTAGCACTTTTATTAGAAGGTCTCTTAATGTAACTAGTAAAAGAAAAGCACATTTAGATTATATTCACGATAGAAATTTAAGAAATGAATTTATTAATGCAGCAGAAAGCCCTAAAGGAAGACTTGTTAGGAGAGTTCAAGCTCATTATACAAAAGCCGTTTTAGATGAAAGTCACATACCTTTAAAAAGTGGGCCTTTTCAACTTGCAAATGATTTTGATGAAGTTACGCTAATGACTGCATATAACAATGCAGGAAGTTCTTTAAAAAGAATAGATGAGTTATTAGGTAGAGAAAAAACAAATAACTTTGAAAATATGTTGCAAAATCTAATTGCAATCAAAGGTGAGTTTGCAGATGAAGCAGGTGCAGCTTTAGACAGCATACCTAAAGCTTTAACTATTCCTGCCGCTCTTTCAAGATTATACTCTGGTTTTAGAGGTGTTGTAAGTTGGCGTTACCTTGCATCAGAACAAATAGTGAGAGAACATCAACGTGCTAAACACATGATGTTTCATAAACTAATGACTGATCCAGAATTTATGTCTAATGTAAATTTAGTTTTATCAAAACAAAAAATGAGTACTAGACAGGAAAGAAAGTTTGTAGAAGACTTTATGGAAATTATGAAAGTATCAGGGGCTAGGGCCGTTGTTTATGATCCTGATGCTGAAGATCAAGTAAATTACTCACCTTCTTCTAAACAGATAGTTAATGCTTTGAGAGATTTTTGGCTAATAGGTCCGTTGTTTCCAGACCCAAAAGATTTAACTCAAGGAGATATATCCTATAGTACTATTGAGAAACCTTCTGGTATTGTAGAAAATATTTTACCAATCAGACAAACAAGAAGGTCTGATAGCTATAGAGATATATTAAAAGGTATTGATGAATCTAAACCTGCAACGTCAATTAAACCATCTTCAACATTACCTAATGAAAGAAAACAACAAATAAGAAAAATATTGGAAGGTCTTGACTAATGTTAGGATTAGCAGATTCAGTTATAGGCGTAGCAGGTAAAGTTCTTGACAAGTTTGTTGAGGACAAAGACCTAAAGACTAAACTTAATGCTGAACTAAAACAACAAATGGTATCGCTTGATCTAGCACAGGCACAAGCAAACATAGAACAAGCTAAGTCACCATCTATCTTTGTTGCTGGTGCTAGGCCAGCTATCATGTGGATATGCGCCTTTGGTCTAGCTTGGCAGTTTGTGCTGCAGCCTGTAGCAGTGTGGGGTATTGCTCTTAGTGGTGCAGATATCGTGCTGCCCTACATAGAGACAGAAGGTCTTATGTCGTTAACACTCGCTCTCTTGGGACTTGGTGGTATGCGTACTGCAGAGAAGTGGAAGGGTGTGCAACGTAATAACATGAAGAAGAAGTAACATGGACCCATTAACACTAGCTGCGATTACTGGGGGCTTTGCTGCTGTCAAGACGGCAGTTCAAGGAGTGCGTAGTGCATTGCAAACTGCTGATGATGTAGGTGCTATTGCTAGTCAAATAGATAGGTTGTTTACAACACATGGCGAAGCATCTAAACGAGTACAGTCTGCTAGAAAAAACAAGCTGCCAAACAACAAGTGGGCAAAGATACTAAAGTTTAGATTAAAAGACGATAGCAATGATGAAACATCTTTAGCTAACGTAGCTGCAGCTAAACTTGCTCAGAAACAACAAGAAGAAGAAATAAGAAAACTAGCTATAGAAATTAACAAGAGGTTTGGTGCAAGTACGTGGGCTGAGATACTGGAAGCACAAGAAGAAGCTAAAAAGAAAAAAGCTGAACGTATAAAAAGAAATAAAAAACGTAGAGATGAAGAGGCTGCTAGAAAAGCACTCAATCAAAAAGGACTATTAGAAAAGATATTTTTAGAATTTGGTAAAGGTATAATTGTTATTGCTGTAATCGTTGGAATAGTAGTTACATTAGTATATTTAAAGAAAAATAACGTTACTGTTTTTCAAAACACCCCCATATATGCCCCGAGATGACCAAACGAAGTGGTAAATGACCCAACCTACCCGACAGCACCTAATTCTTCTGTATGACGCTTAAAAAGCCGTCTGTGGCAAATTGCCTTTTTATAGTGTTTTATTAACGTCATCCACATATTTTTCAGTTATGTTCTCCAGACGCTTCATAAAATTATAAATAAGTTCTGTATTGGCATAGTGAGGAAGACCATCTTCCATAACTTGCTTAAAATCTTCAGCGGCAACATTGTTGTGTGTAACCTCAATGTTGCCGTCTCTTTGTAAAAACACTGAGACTTGTGATAGTAATGCTTTTGTATTCATATATCTACTACTTCGCACACCTCTCCCGTACAAGCTAATTCTTGTGATGCTTTGGTGTTGTCCTCTTTTTCATAATTATCAAAAGTTTTCCAATCAATAGCCTTTGGCATTTCAGTAACAAGCTTGTCGTATTCTTCTTTACTACAGTCTTGATACGGTGCTTGCCTATAGCTGTGATCAGAGAAGGGTAGGAAACTGATACCACTCAGTTCATCAAAGTTTTCGTAGCACCAGTTTCCTACTTCCATCCATTCATGCTCTTTAACACTTACCGTAATAGAAGGTTTATGTTCGCACCAGTGTTCGCTGTAGTGTTTCCACAGGTGCAGTTGCTCCAGAGCCTTCATATCAGTCCGACAGATGGCAGCAACAGGTGATTTGAAAGGAAAGGAAAAAACCACCGTGTTGTTCGGACTGTTAAAGTCAGGTTCATTAGGAATGTTACTGTCCATTAGGAACCTAGTTAACGGATCTTTAACATCCCCACGCACCGTTCTGACATAATACGGGGCGTGTCGAGCATGAATACCACTAGCAGCATTAGTAAGTTGACTAACAGTGCCAGATGGCTTCACACAAGTCGTGGCGGTAGACTGAGGTATACCTAACTTATCGGACCACTTCTTGTTAGTATGTACTACTGTATCTCTCAATTTAGTTAGACGTTCAGGATGCGATGTTACATTAAGGTACTTGCAATCCATGATGCCTGTAAGAGACACACCTAGTAAACGTTCTTCCTCTGTATTGTTCTTCCAGCGTGTACGTAGATACTTAAAATCTGTAAGGGTAGACTGCAATGTTCCAAGAATAGCAGCAAGCTCTGCCTTACGTTCTAATGACTTTGCAGTGTCATCTGATCTACATACAACCTCAGATAGGTTACAGAATTGATTGGGACGTAGAATAATCTCACTGCATGGGTTCGTGCCAAAGTCAGACTCTTCCCTACGTCCGTTAGCCACCGCTTTGCCTTGAGCAGCCGTCCTGTTAAATATACCGCGCTCTCCAGACTTACTTTCATATAACGAAAGCCATTCTTTCATGAACGCAGACGGGTCAGGAGTTTGTGTATAAGCAACAGAGTTGTTTGCCAAAGCTCTATGAGGGTTAATAGACCACCAATTGCCAGACTTAGCAGACCGCATCCTATCATCACTAAGATTACTGAGAGATAAAAGAGCGGAACGCCTAACGCCACCAACAACCACCACCTCACCTGTCTTACACACAATATCATGACATTCGATGGAGGATAGTTTACGTCCTTTAGCATCTTGAAACACCCTTATCGTGAAGTCAAACAAATCTTGTAGTGGTTCTGGACCTGAAGCTCTGCCACCAAAAGTCTTCAACCTTGCACCTGCAGGACGCACCTTAGACATATCAATCTTAGGTATTCTGTTAGTATACAAGTATCCTATCAAGTCACGGAAGCTTCTTGCCCAACCTTCTTTTGAGTCAGCTACACTAATAACGTCCTCTGTCTCTTCAAACTCAACGTCAGGTATGGTCGGCAGGTTCTCTATGTATGTACGTTCCACAGAAAAACCTACGCCAGTGCCGTTCATAAGAATGTAAAGAACTTCGTCAAATGATCTAGGATTATCAATAGGAATATACGAGCAATTGTATCCTGCAATGTTTTCACGTTTCAACGCTGGACCTGCAGTCATAAGAGATCGCATAGATGGCATGATCTCTAAATTTAGTATCGCTGACTTCACAGCTTTCATGTGTGGAGACTGAGACAGATCAACATCACACACAAACTTAATGTGTTCTACCATGTAGTCTGTAAACCGTGTTACAGTCTCTTCCCATGTTTCCCTGCGTTGTTCACTGTCAAGCCAACGTGCATAGCGGCTCTTGTGAATAAACATTTGATAATCAGTTGGTAGGTTTTGCATCTTCTACTCTATCCTTTAACCTCGTAAGATACCATACGCACTTTCCTAAGTCCTCTGCGGCTTTGCCTTTGTGCCTGTATCTAATTATATACTTTAACACGTTACCTTTTAAATATCCTAAAAACTCATTCCTCGTCATAGACATCTCTATTAAATCTATAGCCTCAACATCAAGCTTATTGTAATGTTCTGGGCTGTTGACGGGATCATGCTCCTCTGTCGTCATCTTCATCCTCTAACGTCACCGTAACTGTCAGGTGTTCCCTGTCTTTCTCTTTGAACACATTTTGAGCATAATCGTTGTTTCGATAAGAGTCAAGTGAAATTATGTTACTTTCTGAATATTCATCTTCTTCAAGAAGTTTTTCACCAAGACTGTATACTTCTTCTGCACTGTTCTGTAGTATGTGAACTAAACCTTTAGCAAGAACCTGACACATATTAGCAGGACCGTCCTCGTTATTTGTTTTATCCAAACAAAACATAAAAAACTGATCTACACTATCATCTGTGTTCTCCATAACAAGATAAACACGATTGTCCTTTAGTCCTTCCTTTTCCGTTTCAACAATAGCTTTCATCTTAGCTAAGTCATCGTGCATGTCATCCATAATTTTTCATCCATCCTATAGGTATAACGCCTTTTGCATATTTAAAATTATTTTTATTGCACCAATCAGCATACGTTGTTTTTGATTTCTTACTTAACTTTACCTTGTCATTCTGAAACACAAAACGTAAATCAAGATCAGGATATTGCTCTGCTATCAACTTATGTTTTGATCTATCAGAACCAACAAACTGTCCTTTAGTCTCTATGAACATATCAAACTTAGGCAGATAGAAATCTGGTGTGTACGTCCTATCTTTAGGAACATAAGTAAACTTATGCTGTTCATACTCAAACTCTATACTGTTGTTTTCTAGATACGTTGCAAAGTCAAACTCAAATCTAGATTTATAACGTGCTGTCATTTGTATCTTTTCAATAAATTAGTCATATGTTTTTCTATGTAATCGTGAACTTTAGTAGAGTGTTTCTTTATGTTTATCATACTGAAATCTTGGTTATCTACTGACTCACGACAAAGAATAGCAACGCTGCCTTCTGTTAAATAATTGTTTATTACTGACCAAGACTTATCAAACTCCTCTTTAAATACGTGAAACTCATTGTCTTTGTAGTAAGACTCTGGCTCCCTACCACTAAATTTCTTTACCAGAATAGGCGCACTATTACTGCCATCTCGTAAAACAATGTTTACAAGAGGATCACCTTTTTGTTTACTGTGATCCATGTATATAAATAAACAGTTTTCGTTATCAATTATATCATGACTATATACTGTGTGCATTACTACTACTGGCATTAGTCATCATCCTCAAAATCTAAACTCTTCTCTCGTATGCGTCCATCTGTAAAGTCGTAGAACAACTTAGAACATAGTCCTGTAAGACCTGTAAACCTATTCTTTATAATACGAACATAGGTGGTGTGTCGCTCTACAGGATCATCCGCTTGTCCGTTACGTTCTAAACCTACCACAATATCACTAAGTTGTCCTATACTAGCAGAACCTCGTAGATCAGACAATGACGTATTTAAACCTTCTTCATGAGAACCCTGCATTGGTCTGCGAAGATGTGAGACAACCACTAATGATATGTTAAGCTCTTGCACTAATGTTCTAAGCTTAGTCATACACTCATCTATTGTTCTTCTCTCATCAAACGAGTGTTCTTGAGAGCTAACAAGTATGCTGATATGATCTAGTATTACATACTTACACTTCGCTGCTTTTGCAAAGTACCTCACACGGGCCAGAACATTATCAATAGTGTTTGATCCAAAGTGATCAAAGAAGAAGTAACGCCCTGACCCTACAGTGTCCTCGTAGGACTGTTTATACTCTTCTTCTGTAAACACAGTGTCTGGCAGGTGTAGCTGCTTACCTAGCTGCAAGCTCATCATGGACTCAGCGGTGCTTCTGACGCTCTCCTCCATAAACATCATGCCTATGTTGTCCTCTGTGTTATCGAATATGTGCTTTACAATCTCCTTGAGAAAGCTACTCTTACCTATGCCCGTGCCAGCGCACACTGTAATAAGCTCACCCATACGTATGCCATAGGTCATTCTGTTCATACCGTCATATGGGTAATCTATAGCAGTCTTAGCTGGTCCTTCCTTGAGTGTATCCCATAACTGTGTACCTGCAATAATGCCATCAGGCGTGTAGCTGTCTGCATTCCACCACGCCTTTACGAACTCCTCACCATCATTATTTACAAGATACTCGTTAGGGTCTTTCTTAGTAAGTTTTACAATTTTAGCTTTAGGCGATAGCAATTCTGCAGCTTTCTTAGCAGCTTTCTTTCCAGGCTTATCATTATCAAAGCATATAATAATATTGTCATACGACATAAGATACTCAAAAGAACCTTCTATGTCATTTTCAACACCAGACGCTCCGTTACGTATAGATAGAACAGGCCAAGTAGAACCCATCATTTGATAAGCTGATAACGCATCAAGCTCACCTTCACATAACGTTACGTACTTACCTCTTGCAGGAAACTTGTTCTGTCCGAATAACGTAGCTTGTTTCCAATCACCTGTAGTTTGAAATGTCTTATCACCGTTGTATGATTTACCACGTATTTTATTTGCAATCCAATCACCGTCCTCATTGTAGAATGGGTAGTATTGCTGTGTTCCCTCTACTGTAACACCGTATGCTTTGCATGTATCTTTTGTTATGCCTCTGTCTGGTATTGGTAATGTCTTACCAGTAGACAGGTATTTAGCATTCATTGGCGTGTTTGTCATAGGTTCCTCTATTAGTTCATCTTCAGGCTTTGTGTGCCTTTCACATGCAAAACAGTATGTGCTACCATCTTCGTTTATTGCCAGTGCATCACTGCTGCTACAGTTAGGGCAGGGCTGGTGTGTTTTTTGGTAATTCATTTATTAAACAAAGTAGCTAATATTCCGTTGAGAAAAATAGATAATGCAACGCTGTTAACTACAATAAGCGCACGGTCATTCCATACAATAGATACATATACCCAACCAATTATTCCTATTGCATGTAAGTAAAGATTATAAGGAAATATGTTTTGAGCAGTAAAGATCATACCTACCATAAGTATAATAGAAGATGCCCACTTTACATACCATACTTTATTCTTTACTTTCCTATCTTTCACTACAAAACCTCGTCTACTTTAGGCTCCTTCTCTACATGCGTAAAGTATGTTAATCCACTAGCATACTGAAATACTCTAAGTCCGTTACCATCATTAGCATCTTGCCAACATTCATACTTGTAGTCACAGTATGTGCAGTTCTTATCTAATATCTTGTTACCTTGTTTACCGTCGAGCTTATCAGGATAACACTTATTAGGCACAGTATCCTGCTTCATTATCTTCTTTAGATCAATGATGCGCTCACTGGCGTTCATCATGTTTAATTCATCCACCTCCACCAAAGCCATCTCAGCATTGTTCTTATTGTATGCAAGAAAGTAAGCTACGTCATCTCCCTCTGCCTGTGCATAACCACTTATCTGACCAATGTAACCGAATGGGTCATCGTTCTGTAGATCGTCATACTTAAACTTTTTAAAACCAAAGTCTGATGCAGATTTAACATCTACTACAACGCCGTCTATCTTCGCATCTATGTGTCCCTTGACACCTTCTATTACAACTTCTTTCTGTCTATCTGTAACTTTGTGACCAGCTTCCTCTGCCAGAAACAACAGAAAGGCTTCTACTAAATTACCAAAGAACAACTTTAATTTTGTCTGGCCGTCTAGTTTAGATGGCTTCTTATCTCTAAACTCATACCAAAGTTTTCTAGAGTTCTTACCGATAGAGGACATTCTAAGTCTACCGCTTCTATCCTTGTCTTCTGGTGATAGAAACGTTTCAATGTCTTCTCGCAATGCCTTAAAGAAATCTTGTAAGTTTCTTTCACTAAAACCTTGCTTTCCATTCTCTAGAAGTTGGTGAATATCTGGTATGATTGTTTGTATTTTAGCCATCAAGTCTCTCGTTGTTATAATTTATCAGCAGCCCCACCCCTCGCTCTGATATCGACAACCACCTAAAGTTGCCCCTACCTACCATTAGAAAGCGACTCTACCTACTACTCCAAGTCGTCATCATCCTCCCCTGTATCGAAAGGCACTTCGTCATCGTCTTCGGCTTCTAGTTCATCGTCACCGCCATATGGAATAAGAGATAATACCATAAGACTGTTAAGACCTGGGCTTACACCTGATTTACCTTTAAACGTCCATTCGTATGGTTTGATGGAAGCTTTGATCTCAGAACCGTTTCCGATTGAAATCTCACCACCCATCTCATTTTTCTTACGGTCCCATACTTTAGGCGCATACTTACCAGACTTTGCAGTAATGTACTCACCTTTGTCTGCTTTATCACCTTCGCCTTTCTTTACGTCGATGCCTACAGCTTTAAGGTTTTTGATTGTAGTTTTATCAAGCTGACAGATGTCAACCTGATACTTACCGCTTAGTCCATTAGGCTCGAAAACCGATGCCCACTCTGCTATTCCTCTCACTATCATAATATTCTCCTTTGCGATGAGAGTTAAGATACATACATTATACACACCTGCGCGTATTAGTCAACGACCTTTTTCCAAATATCTATATCATCTGTTGTGTACAGTTCGTGAAGCACATCATCAAGTTTAACTAAAGTAATGACATCTTTTCTATTTGGTCTTTGGTATTTTTTATATAACGCTTCTTTACTTGTACTTACGAATACTTCACTAACTTTTTGCTCACAGAAACGTTGTAACATAGGGCGGTTTACTAGCACAAAATCTTTTTCACGTTCAAAAACAATTTTGTCAGCTTTACCATACAACCATCCATCGTTACCTCTTACATTCTTAAATTCTATCCATGTAAGATCATCATTATAATTATCATCTCGTCTAGAAAGTTTCTTACGAGCTTTTACATCAACGGATGTAACATTATCATTTTGTGTTAGATACAAGTCAACATGCTTGTATATGTTAGAATCTTTATTTGCATGTGCAATTTGATAACCTTTTTTCTTTGCAACATCAGTAAAAGAAATTTCAGCTTGTAGTCCAGCGTTTAACTCTAGTGAGTATCTGCCCATGTTTTGCCTACCTTTGAATCTGCATTAAGTGTCAATCGTACACTAAGAAGCTTACCAGCTTGTCGAATAGTTTCGTCAGCACCATCCATCATAGCTTGTACATCATCATTGTGTACCTCGTATTGTAACTCATCATGTATAGTATTGACAAGCCTTGCGTTTAATTTATTTTGTTTTATGTATTTGTGCATACATATAGACCATTGTTTACAAGCTATAGCACCTGCACCTTGTAACAGTGTATTCAACGCTGCATGTTGGTGACGTACTAGTATGCGTCTACCGTCTAATCCTTTTATGTCTCCCTTCTCAGCAACCCTCTGCACCCTTGTTATAAGTCTGTTCAACGCTGGCATGTTGGCTAGAAAGTCCCTCTTTAGTATTGCACCATCTCTTGCCGTACCGCCTACGACACTACCAAGTTTCTCGGCACCTGCACCATATAAGAAGGCATAGATAAATGTTTTGCTTTGCGCTCTAGTTGATAGTCCTGCAGCTTTCTGATTAACAGTGTGCGGATCACCATACAATACCTCGTCTATGTAGTCCTCATCACGCATGTAATGTGCTAACATCCTAAGTTCTAGACCCTTTGCGTCCATACCAACAATACTGTAATTGTCAGCATCCTCCACCGTAAAACATTCCCTACATTCTCTGCCGTAAGGTTTCTCAGATGAAACAACATTAGCCATGTTTGGCGCAGCGTGTGTCATTCTACCTGTTACGGCACCCATTGGTATAACCTTACCATGCACACGGTTGTCTGACTCACAAGCTTCTAACCAACTCTCTACAGTCTTCCAACGAGATTCTAACATCTTCCACTCTGCTAACTTCTTAGCAGCTAGTGGTGCATCGTTAGATATTGTTTCTAAATTCTGTTCGCATATTTTAGGTGAACCTTTAGGTGTAAACACAGTGGGATTCCACCCACAATAATCTAACCTTGCAATAATTTGTTTAGGACTAGCTAGGTTGAAAGGCTCAAGCTTAAAATATGAGAAGGGACCGCCCACAGTTTTCTCAGCATCATGTATGTCACGTAGTCCAACAAGAGACATAGAGCCATCTTTTTTTATTCTAGGTGTAACCTCACGAATAAACTTAGGTATTGGTTTGAAGTCTTGTTTTATTTCTTCCTCTATCTTCTTAGCTTTGTTGTATGTTTCTTGATACAAACTGTTTGCTTTTTTAATATCTAAATAAAAACCATTATTACTCTGCTGATTAATAACATAAGCTATGTTATGTTCTAGTTGTATGGATTGTTCTGAAAACTCTTTACCTTCTTGCAATAAATGTAAATATATTTTTTCTGTAACTTCGACATCACGTTTACAATACTCTATCATCTTATCAGTTAGTTTATCAAACTCATTAAACTCTATCTTATTATATGCTAAACGTTTACCCCAAGCATTTAACGAATGACCATCATCCCTGTTAGGATTAAATAGTCTAGACATAACAAGAGTATCTCTAACTTGTTTTATTTTAATATTAGTATCCCATAATTTATTTAAAACAGGAATATCGAACTCAATGCCATTGTGTGTTATTATAATATCATCATTATTAAACACAGGCATATTGTCTTTTGTTGTAATAACTTTAACATTGTTTGTTTTTAATTCTTGTATTACAACACACCATATTTGAGATGCTACTAAACTATCTGTTTCTATATCTAAAATGTATGTTGTCATTGTACATAGAACCTAGAGTGAGGTATAACTGGTAACATTTTACTATTCAGTGCCTACAGTGAGGTATAACTGGTAAGATTTTTTATTCAATAAATGCTTGACAGGAGTTTAAAGAGAGATTAAGGTATCCTTGAATGAATGTCAACAACTTTTTTTAGGAAAGGGAAAAGTCGTGTTTAATCAAAGATTTAGAGAGTTTGTAGGTGGCCGATTCTTTACCGTTAAATTTGTCAAAAAGGACGGAACAGATCGAATTATGACCTGTCGGATTGGTGTCAAGAAATACTCCAATGGAAGGCCGCAAACCGCCGACCCAGACAAGTATATTGTTGGATGGGAAACTGCTACAAAACAATATCGCAATATCAACATTGAAACGTTGCAGTGGGTAAAGTGCCGTGGTATGGTTATTAATCTAGTGCGTATGCCGTTACTTACGGAAAATGAAAATAGTTACATCAATAGAACTGTGGATAAAGTCATTTACGATTCATTAAAAAAGACGGCTAATGGATTACAGAGTACGCTAGGTTTATTCTTAATGGTTGTTACTCTAGTTGCTTGCTCTCCTGGTCAGATAGCTGCTAACAATGGTCCTGCTGAGTACGCATGGGTAGGATGTCACGAAGTAGTGCAAAATCCTAGCTTTACAGGTGAGTATGCTACTAGCTTACATGCTGGTGATCTACCACTAGGAGCTAAATTTTATTTTAAACAATTTAGTAAGGATGGAACGGTTGGTCCCGTTACTACTGGTGTGCCTTGTGACTGATGATAGAACTAAAAGTTTAGACTTAGGTTATCGTGTTGTAGATGAAGTTCTAGATGATCTTCTAGTTGATGAAAAAGGTGAAAGCAGTGTTTTATTATTGAGCGGTGCTTTACATGCTGTGTTTCATAAGATAGAAACCACGTATGGCAGTGGGCTACACTCTACTGAATTTATCGTTGCAACGTTACAAAATTGTTTAGAGAACCAGATTAGGTTGTTAGAACCTGACGAAGATGATGTGATACATTAGTTATGATTAAAGTTATATGGTTGTTAACAATAATTAGTTTTATAGTTCATGTTATGGAGTTGGCAATAGATTTATATCCTTTTGTCAAACATATGCTATGAAAATTGTCAGCCTCATAAAGAATTTTGTCAGCCGCATAAAACAAATTGTCAGCCCTAAAAAACAAATTGTCAGCCCTGAAAAGAAAATTGTCAGCCAGTCTGACTATGATGAGTTGCGTGTCTTGCGTGATAACGTTTACAATCTTCAGAGTGACTTGCAAGACGCTTACAGAAGAATTAAAAGATTGAACGACAGTCTACAACGTATTGCAACAAAAGAAAGTAAGAAGTAGTAATGTAACGTTATAATAAAAGTGCTTGACAGGGTATTTATAGTGTGCATAATCAAATTGCTTAGTTGATCTATTCTTATAATGTAACAATGCAAAGGAAACAATGTTATGAATATCTTCTTTCTTTCAACTAACCCAGAGCTTGCAGTATTAGATCACTGTGATAAGCATGTGGTCAAGATGGTTCTTGAAACAACGCAAATGATGTGTACCGCTCACCGATTATTAGATGGTGATGTTGCAGCAGATGCAATGGGACTTTACAAGACAGCGTATGCCAACCACCCTATGACGAAATGGGTTCGTGAAAATCAATTCAATTATGCTTGGACGTACCGTCTGTTAAAAGAACTCTGCAACGAGTACACCTACCGTTACGACAAAGTACACGCCACTCAATCTAAAGGTATCTTAGATGCTTTGCAAAAAGTGCCTGAGAATATTTGTAATGGTACAGAGACAGGACGAACTGTGCCGCCTATGTGTATGCCTGATAAGTATAAGAACAGGTTTACTAAAACAAAAGATAGTTGGATCGAACTTGCAGAGGATGCAACGGTTCGACGTAAGCGTTTAAACCAGCAATCTTTTTATGATGTAGTTGATGCCTACCGCAGATACTACATTGGAGAGAAAAAAGATTTTGCCGTTTGGACTAGAAGACCAGAGCCTAAGTGGTGGCCTGTATCTATTAAGACATATGATTGCAGTCTTTGCAAAGAAACGTTTAAAGGTTATGGTAACAATCCGTGGCCTCTTGCAGAAGGTCGCTGCTGCGATGATTGCAATGTTGATGTGTTAGTTGCTAGGGTTGCAGGATTACAGGAGAGACAAAATGCTAGAGCAAGCAAAGATACTTAGACAAGTCACTAGGAGAAAACGTCTTTGGAACGAACATGTGAGTGTAATGAAAGAAGTTAATATTAAACCGTTATCTTGGGAAGATTTCAAACGTGTTTATAGGAATGATACCTCAGATATGCTATTGCTTGAGAGAGCAATACAACTTGTCTCTAAGAAATCATACGATCAGTCTGTTGACTTCTTACGTCTTAGGGACGAAAAACTATTTCAATACAAACTACCAAGGAAAGGAAAGTACAGTGGTTGAAGATAACATTTCAGAAGAGCAGACACATATTGACATACAACAACGCAAGTATGACCAACAGTTTGTTGTATGGGAGCGTATGTATTGCTGGTTAGCTGGCGACGATACCTACGTACCAGAAACTCAAAATGAGTTTAGAGCTAAGATACCACCTTATGCCAGACACAAACTTTGGGTGCCTGTAACAGTGTGTCGTAAGAAGTCGGAAGCAGTGGACTACTGTCGTAATAGGTTTGGTAGGAATTGCTTTAAAGATAACGATAAGGTAATGGTCGCCTTCACATGAAGTGGACTATTAAATTGAAATGTGGTAACTGTGAGGATGGCCTAGTAGCTTATCTCATTGCAGACGGACCTGATGACAATGTAACAGAAGGTTTCGAGTGCTTAGATTGTAATGGTAAAGGCTACACCGAACACACAGTACTATATGAGAGTGCAGATGATCTACATGATGACTACAATAAAGATGACATCATTAGCTACTCTGTTCAGGTTTGTTAAAAGGTAAGGTTCCATGAAAACTAAGATACACGTTAATCAACATGTTATAAAATCTAACCGAAAGAAAAAGAAGAAAGACCCCGTTCTTACGGTTAAGACTTATAAATCTAATAACTACGCACACGAAATAAAGATTGACGGTCCCTGTAAAGTCATATACAGTCCTGATAAGCCTCTATCTTGTGGCGCGGAGGTTTGGATGGAAACAGAAGCTAAAGTAGAGATTGTATAAGGAGAGAATAATGCAGAGACAAGCTATACGACTAATATCTAAGGTTAGTAAAAACAAATGGAAAGTACAACATAGTGATGGTGCAGTGACTTTCCATAAAACCAAGAAAGCGGCCAAAGAGTACAAACATACCGTTGTAGTCTTTGATCCGTTTGTGGGCATCTACAGTGACTAAGGAGAATAGCAATGGAACATAGTAATAATCTAATCCACAGCACCTACAGAGGAATGACTGTTTCTATCTGCCATCATACCTCTAACGTTCACAGCACGATGGAGCGTAACTCCGATAATCTCAAGAAACTCTACGAGACTAGAGAGGTTGCCGTAATACGTAATGTGGCAAGCCAGCAAGAGATTGAGGTTATAGATAGGTGGTATGATTTTGAATCATTACAAGATGCGCTAGAAGAAGCTAGACGCTGGATTGATGCAAAGCTGGACTAAAGACATGATACAATTATATTTAGATTTAGATCTAGAACCTTCACAAAATCATCAGGCTAAACTTATGGCTGACAATTTATGTGATCATGAGGGCTGGTTAAATTGGGATGCCGCATATGAATTTTCCTGGGAAATTATTGAAGGTGAGTTACAAAATTGTCAGCCCATTACAAAATAAAATTGTCAGCCTAATACAAAATTGTCAGCCTATTACTTTATTATGGGGCGGGGCGTAACACAGAGCGATGCCGTAGTCGGGTCGGTCGGTGTTTCGCTCCGTCGCCGCTTCTCGGTCGCCGCCGCCGCCTCGCTCCGCTCCGCTTGCAACACGATAAGCCAAGCCTAGAACGTGACAATCTAATAAAATTTATTGACAAGGATTCTCCAGCCATTAAATTGGTTGCTGGCAATTATGCCGTGACCGACATATGAAAGGAAAGAATATGTCTCATGAAGTTGAAACGATGGCCTTCGCCAATGAAGTACCTTGGCACGGTCTTGGAAATCCTGTTAGCAATGAGATGACCCCTGCAGAGATGATGGCAGCAGCGGGATGTGATTGGGAGGTGGCATTGACACAGAACCACTACCCGCCCACGCACTCGCATCATCCTAGTGAGCCGATTGAGAACAGCCATTTTATCGAGCGCTTATCTGATGGCGCAATTCTGGGAGAATATGTTGCTGGTGATTATAAGCCAGTGCAGAACACCGAATTGTTCGATTTCTTTCAGAGCTTCATTGATGATGGTTCGATGTATTTGCACACCGCTGGCAGCTTGTTTGGTGGCCGTAAAGTGTGGTGCATGGCCACGACTAAAGAGGGCTTCATGCTGGGTAAAGATGACGAGGTGGTTAACAATCTGTTGTTCACAATCTCGCATACTGGCAAGAACAGCAACAGCGCATTGAATACACCCGTGCGTGTTGTCTGTGCCAATACCATGCGGCTGGCCATGTCACAGGCTGACGACATCGTGACGCACAACCATCGTGCCGTATTCGATGCAGAGGCATTGAAGGTCGCGCTTGGTGTTAGTTCACAAAACTTCGGAGAGTTCGAGGAACTGGCCAAGGCAATGGCCAAGAAGGTTCTGACGGGAGAAGAGGAACTAGACTTTTTCCGCTCCGTGTTTAGTGGCAAGGAACGCACCGACAGCAGCGGCAAGGTGATTCACTCTGAAGGTGTCAGGAAGGCAATGGCATATTTCCGTGGCCAAGAGTTTAATCCAGCGGCGACTAAGCGCAAAGAAACCAAAGATGTCACCATTGCCAAATTGCAGGAGCAAGTGGAGGCATTGATGGCAGGTAAAAGCCTAGAGGAGATCGAGGTCGATCCCGAATTGATTGAGGCTCCCTCCGCAGCCGTCAACTATGGCTGGGACATGAAGAGTGCCAAGGGGACATTGTGGGGTGCCTTCAATACGGTAACCTACATGACTGATCACAAGCCAGTGCGTGACCACGGTCCAGACCATAGATTAGAGAAGGCATTTTATGGTGGCATGGGTAGAGATACAAAAACCATTGCCCTGGAAAAAGCCAAGGAACTGGTAGCCGCATGATCTATGAACTAGTGCTTGGCATATACAAGCTAGGCGTTGTAGCCGTAATATTGGTTGCATTGTTCGTATTCTTCGCGTAAACAATAGGGGCGGGCGTAACAACCCGCCCTAACTTTTAAACAAACTGAGGTATATTATTATGGCTAAAATTGATTTCCACGACGTTATTTCCGTTAAGGCAATTAGCGCAAACCAGTACAAACGTCCTAGCGGTCATTGGTGGGCGATCACTTTGCAACTGGAAGATCAAAAAGAGTCTTATAATCAGGTTACCATCTACACCGAAAAAGCAGAGGTGATTGAGCATATTGATAACCTCAAGCTAGTTATTGATGAGGTGGCATAATGCAAATCGATAGGCTCTATTGCTCCAATGAAATGCTTACCAACGATGAAGGGGAAGACATGACCCACGAAATAACCAACTTCGGAGGCCGTCTATTGACGGTTAAGGCATCGGACTTTAACACCCTTGCCCAATGGCACAATTTCCTCGCCAGGGCGGTCCCCGATCTAGATCCCAATAAAATGGCATCGGAGAAGATCACTCTTACTGTGGTCGCCGCCCGCTACAATCAACACGAGGTAAACGAGAAGACCGTGGACTTTGTACTTGATGGTCTCAAGACATCGCTCCAAGGTACGCTCGACCAGCAAGATGCCAACGCTCTGGAGCTTGCCGCAACCCGTGCATTGATGTCCAAGGCTGAGAAGAAACGGGAGGCTATTGAGGATGCGAGGGAAGCCAAACAACTATTTAATGAGATTGCATACGATGCAGAATAAACTCTTTTATTCACTGATTGGCCTCTGTCTGGCAGGGGTAGTCATTAGCATAATTACAGCAACCAACAACATTATATTCGCCTTCTAACGTTACCGAATACCTCCCTGAACCTTGACCCCATAGTTCACGCTATGGGGTTCTTTTTTGGGAGTGCGTGAACTGGTAGCAATAACCCGATAAATGATTGAATGGACAGGGGAGTATAGTTATTGGCATGGTTGCAAATGTACCGCCCCCCTGCCCTCGACAGGTCTGTTTTTCCTACAACTTGTCAGCTTATCGTATACGCGCGGGTGCGTAACGTGACGGAAACTACACCGACATGCTACAGCAAGGCTGGGTTTTACCTTTACACAGTTATATTGATTTAGGTGACATCGCCGAAGGAGTGTGCGGGATTTTGGCCTACGGGCGCGCATGGGCCACTACACCCCCCCGTACTAGTATATACAATGCCGCTATATTTTTTATATTTTTTTAGCGATATTAACCTTTGTTAACCTATTTGTTGACAATAACAATATAGTACTATATACATAGTATTGCACCGCCCGCAGGTGTTACCACCATTATAATGCTCCAGAGCAATCTGTCAAGCATTTTTTTCTTGACAAACCCGTATACAACGTTATAATGGTATACATGGTGGAAAAGTTCATATCCAACCAAGTATAATTATTTATATTTTACCAAAGGAAATGTTCTCCACCAACATTTAGTGTTTTGCGCGAATGGTAATGTAGATTTTCTTTTTTTGTTATTGTTGAGATCGCAGTTCGTAAGACGAAACTCCAGTGACACACTAAGACGTACATTGCTGTTCGCGCAAATTCCATAGTATACAGGTGTTAACTTATAAAACAAACAGGGGGATTTCGTTTCTGTTTGTGGCAAAAGTTAGAGCAAGTACTAAATAATATAACAAAAGATATACACGCTCCTAGACTTAAACACAATACAAGACAACAAAAAAGAATAAACAAACTTAAACATGAGCTTGCCAGCCACACAAAAACGGAAGTTAACAGATAAACAAGAGAGGTTTCTTGACGAGTTACTATCTAACGGTGGTCATGTTAAGAACGCTGTTGCTGCTGCTGGATACAAAGAACAATCTAGGTCTTGGTTAACAAGGTCACTGCGTGACGAAATTATAGAGCGTACTCGTAGTATGCTTGCAACAAACTCTGTTAAGGCTGCTAATCGTATTATAGAGGGACTAGATGCAGACGGCACCATTCCGTTAAACCAAATGGACATGCGCCTTAAAACTGCAGAGTCCGTTCTTGACAGAGTTGGCCTTGGCAAGAAACAACAGTTAGAAGTAGAAGGACAGGTTATGCACGGCATAGTCATGTTACCTTCTAAAGACAAACCTAAAGAGATTATAATCGAACAGGAAGCAGAGTGATGGCAGATGAGGCAGAAGCACTAGAAGCTGACAGGACACAGGGAAGACCTGAAGACCCCGTTAGTCAGAAAGCAGCAATTATTGATGCAATGGAAAAAGAAAATATTCCTGTGCCTAACAATGCTAACAAGCTTACTGTTGGAGAACTAGAACAAAAACTAGAAGCAGGGCGTTTTCGTAAAGAACGTATGATGGAAGATAAATTAGTCGGTGACATGTATAGTGGCGGCTATGTAAAACAATATGCAGCGGGTGGTAGTGTACGGAAATCAAAATTTATGGATGATTAAATTTGACATACCTCGCTTCTAACATCCCACATTTTAAATGTTGGGTACGAAAAGAATTTACAAACAATCACCAAGAATATCAAGGAGAATACTTACACGCACTAGCAATAGCCGTAAACACAATACCAGATAGGTGTTTAAGTTTTAACGTTGTGTTTACAGGTTGTGACGAAGAAGAGAATGTACACGGTGGCGCAATGTGGGCCAGGATGCCAATTACTGCAATGGTAGCAGATACCGTGTTAGATGAGTGGCCTGAGTTGATGCCCACACACTTAGCCCAACCTTGGGACTGCTCTTCTAGAAATCACGCTATTGTTGTTATGGACAGAGTGTCCTCTAGTCCTTGGCTGTGTAAGATAGACGGAGAGTTTTATACAGGAAGATATATGTTTACGGTGGACTACACCGACAGCTACATATCTGACGACCCAGCACAGCACAAACAATCTCATGTGTTAGAACTAATAGACGCTGGACCGTTCACAGGCAACATCATAGCACTTCCTAATAACAGGGTACGAGTTACGAATCCCGCACTGTGGGTTACTGGAGAGGGCGCTCCTGACTTTGCACCAAGTCAGTATATACATTCGGCAGAGATAGACAACAGTTATATGAATCCGAATATTACTTTTAACAACCTTTATTCTGAGGATACTAAAAATGGCGGCAAAAAAGAAAAGTAAGTATATGGCAAAGGGCGGCACTGTGCCTAAGAAGAAAAGCAAGGGCATGGCCCGTGGTGGAGCCGTAGCTGGTAAGAAGAAGAGCAAGTACATGTCCAAGGGCGGCGTAGCCAAGAAGGGTACGAAGTATATGTCCAAGGGTGGTGCCATCGCTAAACGCAAGGCCATGAAGAAGAAGTAAGATGGCTAGAAAGGCAAAAGCTAAGAAGTCTAAGTCTCCCACACCCAAGAACAAAGCTCTATACTCAAAGGTCAAGGCAGAGGCAAAGCGTAAGTTTAAAGTATACCCTAGTGCGTATGCAAACGCTTGGCTTGTTAGAACCTATAAGAAGCGTGGTGGAACCTACGCATGAGCCTAAAGGAGTGGTTTGGTAAGGGTCCGAAAGGTGATTGGGTTGACATAGGCGCACCCAAGAAGAAGGGCAAGTATCAACCATGTGGGCGTAAGTCTGCTAGTAAGAGTAAACGAGCCTATCCTAAGTGTGTGCCACGGTCTAAGGCTGCATCTATGACCAAGGGACAGATTAAAAGTGCAGTGCAACGTAAAAGAGCCAAGGCACAAGGTGTAGGCGGTAAACCGACAAACGTTAAAACAATCGTAAAGAAAGCGTATTCTGGTGGTCCCATTAGAAAACCAAGGTATTCGAGTGCGTAGTATGGCAGTAAAGAGAAAAAATAAAGCAGTTAAGAAGGGAATTAAGAGTGTTCCCGCTGAACTACGTAAAGCCAGCCGTCTACATGCTAGTCAGGCTAAACGTGTTGCAAAGTATTTGAAGAGTGTGAAAAAAAATAAAAAGTAATGGCAAGACCCAAGCTAAAGCCAGGAGAAAAAGGCCGTTACAACGTATCCCGTGTACGCAAAAAGAAGCAAGAAGCACAGCGTAAGCTACGAGATGCCAAGAAACAGCAAGAAGCTCTAGAGAAAAAGGTAGAAAAACTACAACAAACCAAAACTAAGCAGGTAAATGGGCAGAAAATAGCTAGTTCTGGTGGTGCAACAACACAAGAATTTATAAAATCACTTCCCAAAGACATACGAGAGTCAATTGAGGAGAACACAGAGGTTGTTTTTAGGCCCAACAAAGGGCCACAAGTTGACTTTCTAGCCGCACCAGAGAAAGAAGTGCTATATGGTGGGGCTGCAGGTGGCGGTAAATCGTTTGCAATGCTGGTAGACCTCTTACGTTACGCCTCAAACGGCAACCACAGAGCGTTATTACTAAGACGGACACTGGCAGAGCTAACAGAGCTAATAGATCAATCACGGAAACTGTATCCAAAGGCATTTCCAGGGGCAGTTTTTAGAGAATCTAAGAATACATGGTCCTTTCCTAGCGGTGCTACGGCTCTTTTTAGTTATGTTGACAAGGATAATGACGTTACACGCTACCAAGGACAGAGTTTTACGTGGATTGGTGTAGATGAACTGGGTCAATACCCTACACCATACGTTTGGAACTACCTTCGCTCTCGTTTACGTACCACAGACCCAGAGATACAGACGTATATGAGAGCTTCTGCCAACCCTGGAGGTGTAGGTGGGTGGTGGTTAAAGAAAATGTTCGTAGACCCAGCGGTCCCCAATGACCCATTTTGGGCTACGGACATAGATAGTGGTAATATTCTACGTTACGGGCCAAATCACCCAACAAATGCAGATCAACCACTATATCAGAGACGGTTTATACCTGCGAGACTAACAGATAACCCGTTTTTGATGGAGAGCGGCGAATACGAGGCAATGTTGCTGTCTCTTCCTGAAGTAGAGCGCAGAAGACTGCTAGAAGGAGACTGGGATGTTGCGGATGGGGCTGCTTTCTCAGAGTTTGACAGGTCAAAACACGTTGTTGAACCGTTTGAGGTTCCATATAACTGGCCTAGACTACGAGCAGCCGACTATGGTTATAGCAGTCCTAGTTGCGTACTTTGGGGTGCTGTAGATTGGGATGGAAACATCTGGATTTACAGAGAACTGTACGACAAAGGCTACACAGGAGAGACACTGGCACGAATAATCAACGCATTAGAGGAACATGATCCCCTCATGCAGATTTCTGTGTTAGATGGAGCTTGTTGGTCAAAGCACGGCACAGGGCCAAGCATAGCTGAGACTATGATACGTAACGGAACACGATGGATTCCAGCAGATAAGAATAGAATACCAGGAAAGATAGAACTACATCGACGGTTAGCAGTAGACGAGAGAACAGACGAACCAAAACTAAAGATATTCTCAACGTGTACCAACCTCATACGGACTCTACCTACTATACCGTTGTCTAAGACTAACAGTGAAGATGTAGATACGAAGGCAGATGACCACGCTTACGATGCTTTAAGGTATATGTGCATGACACGACCTACAGGCTTACCACAAAACAGCATATTTAATCAGATTAAGAAAGATTCGTTTCAACCCGCAGATAGTGTATTTGGTTACTGATGGCAGACGATAAAAAATCTTCCTCCTTTATACCCGATAGAAGGGTTTCTCTTGCTGAAGTAAAAAGAAGCATTGGCAAGGGACCGAAAGGTCTATTTACAATGCCGACAGATGATACAAAACAATACCCGTCTTTTAGCATACCCCGTAGAAAAGCACCAGAACCTTCAAAAACAAGAAAATTTAAACCTGTAGAAATCAGCGATGTTGATCTTGCTAAAAGATTATCTTCTGGTGATGCGACCATTAGAGAATTTTTAACAGCGGCTGAACGCGCTGGGGATAAGTATGTCAATAGAGCCACTGACCTATTTGAGGGTATGGGGAAATCGCTAGATACACCTTTTTCTAATCTCGCTACTAGAGATAGCGTATTTGAGTTAATGGAACACCCTTTAATAAAGGCTCCATTTTTTAATAGCGGTGGTTTCATGGGTGTTGAAGACAACGCTCAAAAATTTTTTACAAATGTTAAAAGTTCTAACAGAAGCGAATTTAAAGGACTATCATATCCCTTTACTGTTGGCGAGGGGTTACGCATCACGGGTGATAAAGGCATTGCCAGAAGTTTTGATGTTAGAGATTTTGACGCTAACGCTGAAAAAGGTACAGAGTATAAAGGTTCAAGCACAGCATTACAAACAGGAAAAGATTCTGAAACAAGAAAACCTAAAACAAGAACCATTGCTTTTCAAGGTAGATTCTCTGCTGCATTTGATGAAATTCCAGAGCCAGGAAATATAATACCTCGTATTGTAGACGGTATAAACGAATTACAATATTTTAAATACTCAAAAGATAAAACAGGAAAACTTGTTCCTGGCCCTATAGACGTTACTAAAACTCAAGATATTAGAGCGATACTAAGTCTTAACGCAATGACATTAGAAAGAATAGGAGAAACAATAAATCTAACTAACGCTGACGTAAGGGCTGGAGATATCTTTACAATTACAGAATATGGCAGAGGTCAAAAAACAAGAGCTAAGTCTGAAATAGGCGATTTAGGAAGTGCTATTTTACGTTCTGCTAAAGAAAGAGCAGATGCAAGATTTATAGAACAGTATGGTTCAGAAGGGCAAACTGTAGCAGAACTTATTAACGATCCTAAATTAAGAAAAGAATACGATAATTTTAAAATTTTCTCTGTTACTCTTGATGAAGTTAGAACTGCTTTTTCTCCAAGATATGTAACAGTAGACGGAAAAAAAGTTTTAGCAAGCAATTTAGAAACAAAAAAGATAAAGTACATATTAGATCAAGAATTTAAAGATACATTTGGTAGGTCTATAAAAGGTCCGTCTGATTGGAGAAAAATATTCCCCTCTTTAGCTGTTAAGGCTTCAGGTCTTCCAGACGGTATGGCAGGTACTCTTATAAGTCAAGTTATGGGACACACAGAGGGTTCTGCTGGATTGGTAGATGTTGTAGGGCTTGCAGGTATAACAAGAGGACATTATATCTCACCTGTAAAAGGTCTTCAAAAAAATCTTACGAGAGATGCTTTGCAAGGCATAGAAAATATGATTGCTTGGTATAGCGAATCTCCAACGTTAGATTTTCTTCCTACAAGATTAAATATAGATACTTCTGGTCTTTCTGAAGGCATACAGATAGTAGATCCTTTAGAGGAAACTGTTGAAACTGGACAGATAGCTAGAGAAAAACAAAAACCAGTTCCTTTAACAGAAGCACAAAAGGAAGCACTAGATGCAGAAAGCAGACTCAACGCTTCAAAAATGCAAAAAGCAGCGGCAGATATTGACTTAGAAACTCTAGAGACGCAAAAACAAATACTTGAAATATCAAACGACCCAGAGTTTATAGCAGCACAAGAAGAAGCAGCAGAAAGAAAACGACAACAAAAAAAACCAACTACACCCACACAACAACAGATGGGTGAGGCTCTGCCTGAAGAGAAACCTAAAACTGTCTTTAAATATAATCCTCAGATATACGTAGGAAAGTACATCACACAAGAAGAAGCAGATGACTACGATAATCTAACGCCGAGAGAACAAGAGTTATTTAGACAAGATATAAATGCAAAACGAAGAGCAGATTTTCCAAAACTTATTCCTAAAATAATTAAGACAGTAGCTCCTATTATTGCTGGCGGCACAGTAGGGCTATTAGCTAAAGGTGCAGAAGCGGCTGAGTTTGCCTTTGATGCAACAACTGCAGGTGTAGCAGAAGAAGATTTAGAATCAGAGCAGCTAATGGAAAGTTTAGAAACAGGCATGGCTGCACCTGGAAGTCCACAACGTTTTGTTAATCGCGATGCAACAGAAGAAGCACTAACAGATAAGATGCAGCGGGAACTAGCAGGTCGTCAAAGAGAGGCTGTAGTTGATTCTGCAGGAACAAAATCAAGACAACTGTTTAGTCCTACTAGAGAAGAACTACTAAGTAGGTCTAAACAAACGGTAGCACCATTTGCACAACAACGAAGTCAAATGGTTCAAGAGGCTGAAGACAAATTTGAGAGTGAGTCTCTAACACAGAGGTACAGAGGGTACTTCGCAAACAGACCTAATTAAAAAGGAGAAAGTAAATGCCACAAGGTAATCCACAAGCATACAAGGCTGGCTACATCATGGGCCAGATGAGCAAGCAAGGCGAAATGTCTGACGCAAACGAGGCATCACTATATCGTGAGCCGCTAGAGTTCAACACCACAATTAACGTAGGCAAGCTCACAGAAGATGCACCTTCGGAAGCTGGTAACAAGCACATGGGTCAAGCCTCCATGATTATGGCTTCTGACAAACAAGGCATCTACAGCTAAAAGAAAGAGTTACAATGGCTGACGAATCTTTTCTAGACGAAGACGAAGAGACAGAAGGGCTAATAGACCTTGGTGAGAACCGTGAAGACTTTAACAGTATTATTGGTACTGTTAAGGCACGGTTTTCAGATGCAGAGACAGGACGTAGAAACGACGAAGATCGGTGGCTAAAAGCCTACAAGAACTATCGTGGTATCTACGACTCTACTACGCAGTATCGTGACAACGAGCGTAGCCAAGTTTTTGTAAAGATAACAAAGACGAAGGTTCTTGCTGCGTATGGTCAAATTATTGACATACTATTTGCTAACAGCAAGTTTCCTATCTCTGTTGAATCTACACCAATACCAGAGGGTATCGACAAGTTTGCCCACTTGTCTCAAATTCCAATAGAGGAAAGACAGCCAGAACAAACTGATCTATTTGGTTACGAAGGTGACGGTAGAGAACTGCTTCCAGGTGCTACACAAGCTACAGAGATGCAACAAGGTCCACAAGGACCAACAGCGGCAATGCTTAGTGGTCTTGAAGATAGGTACGAAGGGGCTAACTTAGCTTCTGGTCCCTCTCGCGCAGGAGAACCACAAATTAGTCCTGCAGCAGAAACAGCACGTAACATGGAAACGTGCATACAGGACCAGCTACTAGACACTAACGCTGTTACTGTATTACGTCACGCTATATTTGAGTGTGCGCTGCTTGGCACAGGAATAATAAAAGGTCCATTCAATTACAACAAAACAGTACACAATTGGCAGAACGGTGAATACTCCCCTGCAAACAAGGTTGTACCTCGCGTCGAAGCAGTAAGTTGCTGGGACTTTTATCCCGACCCAAGTGCTACAAGTTTAGGAGATGCAGATTACGTTATTCAACGACACCGCATGAATAGGGAGCAGATACGTGATCTAGGTAATCGCCCTTTCTTTAACGAAGAAGCAATAGAAAATGTTTTACAAGGTGGACCTAACTATGAAGAAAAATATTATGAAAGCACTCTCTATGCTAATGACGATGATCCTAACTATCAAGGACGGCGTTTTGAAGTATACGAGTATTGGGGTGCGATGGACGCTAAGTTCGCTGAAGAGCTTGGTATCGAAGCTCCGAAAGAAATTCAGCAAGGCGATGCCGTCCAAGTAAACATATGGATATCTGGCAACGAGATACTACGGTTCGTAGCCAATCCGTTTATTCCTGCACGTATACCGTTTCAAGCTTTCCCGTATGAACTCAATCCCTACCAGTTGTTTGGTGTAGGCGTAGCAGAGAACATGGAAGATAGCCAAATGCTAATGAATGGTCACATTCGTATGGCTATCGACAACCTAGCATTGGCAGGTAATCTTGTGTTTGACATAGACGAAACACAGCTTGTTCCTGGTCAAACAATGGACGTATACCCAGGTAAGATATTTAGGCGGCAGTCTGGTGTTACAGGCACAGCCGTGAACGGCATTAAGTTTCCTAGCACTGCAGTAGAGAACGTGCAGATGTTTGACAAGGCAAGGCAACTTGCTGACGAGCAGACAGGCATACCGTCTATTATACATGGTCAGACTGGTGTTACAGGAACAGGACGAACTGCTGCTGGACTAAGCATGTTGATGTCTAGCGCAGGACTTAGCGTAAAGACTGTTATCAAGAACATTGATGACTTTCTTCTTAAACCACTAGGAGAAGCTTTCTTTCAGTGGAACATGCAGTTTAACGACAAGACACCAGAAATGATTGGTGATCTAGAAATTAAACCAAAAGGAACCAGTGCAGTAATACAAAAGGAAGTACGCACCCAACGATTAACAGCTTTGCTCCAGACAGTTGCGAATCCGATGCTGGCACCGTTTATAAAAATACCAAACCTGATTCGAGAGCTTGCAATAAGTCAAGATATCGAACCAGACTTACTAGTAAACGACATAAACGATGCAGCAATTTTTGCAGAAGTATTAAAAGGACTCATGCCTAATGATCAACAAGGAGCAAGCCCAGAAGCTGCTGCCTCTGGCCAACAGCAACCTGGAATGGCAGGGGCTGGAAAGCTACCTCAAGGAAATGGCCCAAATGATGACACGGCAGTTGGTGGTGGTGGAATCGGAATTGGAACTGCGCCGTCTCCAGGGCAAGCTGGATTTACTGGGAACCTTAATTAACCTAAAGGATGCTACACAAGCTACCATAAAGGCACATAAAGATGGCAACACTAGAGGAAATCGCTCAACAATTTGAAGACGCACTAACAGAATCTACAGGTACAACTATTGAACCTGGAACAATAACACCACAAGGTATTAGGTCTTCTGTTTCTGGTAAGAAAAAACTTTCTTGGCCTGAAATTGTTGAAAAAATAAATGAAGGAGTAGCCGTCCGTCAAGACGAGCTATTACCTGATGTTCCTAAAGGTGTTTCGGCACAAAAATTTTATCGCACGGCAACAAAATCAGGTTTAATGCCCAGCGGTCTTAACACATTTACATCATCTCCTTTTGGTTCTTTTTCTAAAAGAATGTCGTTAGCTCAACAAGCATCTACAGAATCAGCCGCACCCGCACCTGCTGTAGAGTCAGTTACTGCACCTAAATCTGTTATACAAACGCAACGTGAGGCTGTCGATGAGGGTGGTCCTGGCCCTTCAGATGAAGCAACAAATTATGCTGAACCAATAGCTAATCCTGATTTTACTTTAGCAACAATACCTGGATTGTTAATGGCTCCTGGGACAACTATGTTAAATTTGGCTCAATCTGAAAACGTATACACTGCTTTAGATGGATACACTACAGATCAAATTGATGATATGATTTCAAGGGGTATTCTAAACGATGATCAAATTGCAGCTTTTCAACAAGGTATCACTCATATGAATAATGCTGGTGAGCCAGTAGATTATCGCACAGGTAAAGCTATATCCATAGAAGAATACGACCGTATTGCTGCTGAGAGAGATAACAATAATATTTTATTTAGAGGTATTAATAAATTACTAACAACCGCTGGTTTTGATGCTATGGAGCCAGGAGGTAGAAGTGGATTTCTTGAGGGCTACCAAAGAGATGGTACGTATGTAGATGCCGCTGGTCGAACTTCAGCAATGGGTACATATGATGCTTTTAAAGATTTAACAATGACTGATCCCTTGTTAGCTGAAAGAATTGTAAACCAAAGAGAAGGCAGTTGGAAGTCAATAACTTCTGATAACGCAGAAAGAGCTAGACAAAATGCTGCTATAGTTAGAGCTTTAGACAGACCCGATGGTTTTGACCGTGAGCTAGACGAAGAATACGATGCGCTATCAAAAGAAGCAGCAGCTTTCACTAAAGAACAAGAACAACAAGATATTGATATTGGAGGCGGCTCCCAAGACAGCGGCATGGATGACAGTCCAGGCAGTGGTTTAAGTGGTGAAGATATAGGTATGGACGACCCTGGAGGTTGGTGGAAAGACGGTGGTGTTATTAAAATGCAAGATGGCGGCATGGCACCACAGGGTGCAGAAGCCGACATGTCCAACCTTGGCATGATCAACGAACAAGCAGCGCAACCACAACAGGGCGGTGCAGTGTCTGTGAAGGACGACATACCACGCGAAGCTGATGCAGGTGACTACATTCTACCCTATGAGACAGTATTACTAGTTGGTCTAAAAGACCTCAACCGTTACGCTAAAGAAGCTATCGACCTAGCAATGAAGAACGGCGTTAATCTTAAAGGCACAGACCTAGACCCGACTGATGATGTACCAATTAAAGTAAGTAACTATGAATACCACATTCCTAAAATGCTTGTGCCGTTCTTTGGCGGTGGCAAAAAGTATCTTGATAAAATCAGGCAAGAAGGTCTCGACCTGCGTAAGCGTCTTGAAGAAGAAAAACAACCATCTATGCAGGAGCAGCAGCCTATGGCTGAAGCACAACCTGCACCAGCACCAGCACAGGCAGCTTCAGCACCCCAAGCACCAATGATGCAACAAGGCGGGTTTGTAGATGATCCGCAAAAGAAACAAATGCAAACAAGTGCTGCAGTGCTAGAAGCTGATGCGTCACAACAATCACCTTCTGCTTATAATCAAATGCAAGCTCTTGAGCGCACACGTAGGCAAGCACAACAACCTCCAATGGTTGACCCAATGGGCCGTGTTGTACAACAAGGTTTTGCTGCGCCACAGGGGTACGCTATTGGAACTGAACCAGGAGGTGTAGCTATGCCTGAAGCAGGAGATGAAGTATATTCAGATATTCCTGAATCACCATCTCCATTACCTGCAGGGCCAGACCCGTTTATGCAAAAACGAACAGAGCCTATGGCAACTCCTGAACCGTATTCTGATGAGGGAATAGGTGGTGATGATAAAACACTAGGAGATATCATTGGTCAACCAGAAAAACCTATGCCAACAGAAGAAATGGCTAAAGCTAAACAAGCTATGCAGACTTTAAAAGATCTTCCCGACTTAGCTTTAATGGCCATAGTAGCGATTGGTGAGGCAAGAAATCAAGACCGCGAAGGTATGCAAGCTGTTATGCACGTTATGAAAAACCGTTTAAAATATCCAAAAAGATTTGGAAAAAACATTAATGAAATTATTACAAAAAAACATCAGTTTTCAGCATTACTTCCTGATTTAGATGACCCAGAAACTTATAAGGGTCCAAGATACGAAAACTTTAAAACTATGATGAAAGTAAATTATAAAGATAAAGTATTTCAAAATGCTGTAAAAGATGCTGATAAAATAATGAAAGGTGAATTACCTGACATTACTAAAGGGTCTACGCACTACTATAATTTTAAAACAATAAAACCACCATCTTGGGCAAAAGACATGGTAGAAAATGTTAAAATAAAAAGTCATATTTTCTTAGGAATTGGTGGTATGCAAAATGGTGGTTTTGTAGCTAGGGCGGCATAATGGAAATACGTGGACAATTTATAGAATATATTAAGTGTGTCGAGAACGGCGGTAAAGCTGGTTTTCAAGATGGTACATGGTATCCGCACAAATCACCAGAAGGCGGTAACGACACTATTGGTTACGGACACAAACTACTAGACAGCGAAGAATGGATGCAAGAGGGTGTTAGTAACGACGAAATAGAGAAGTTACTAATACATGATATACTTAATGCTTGCGATGGTGCTAGTAATGTTATTTCTGAATACGCCAGTGGTGACTTTGACAGCCTTCCGCAAAACTGTAAAGAAATGTTTACTGATTTTGTTTTTAACCTTGGTGCAAACGGACTACGTAAGTTTCCTAAGTTTGTAGCTGCAGCTATAGATAATGATACGGAAACAATGCACAAGGAATATAAGAGATACTATCGCAATGGTTATGGCGAAGTAAAAGAATTGGAACATCGTAATTCTGAATTTTATCAGATGTTCCTTTAAACCAATGGCTACCCAAGTAACAAGGTGTTGTTTGGCCCCATTGCTAACCTACCGTAGGCTACCCGTATGCTAGTAACTTTTTGGATGAACTTTTTTAATTTATCCTGGTTCAGTACGGCCCCACGAAAGAGAGGTAAAGATGACTGTACGTAATGATGATATAGCTTTAGAAGAGGAGTACAACGAAGAACTTGAGCCTACCCCATACGAGAATCAGTATAGGAATAGCTTAGATGAACCAGACGATGACGAGGTGGAAGACCCAATTGATATGGCTACTCCGAAACCTAAAAAGCAGGGTCTGGTAGATAGACAAGGTAATGCTGAAAATGAACATGACTATAAAAAACGTTATGGTGATTTAAAGAAGCATTACGACAACAAACTAAACGAATGGAAACAGCAACAAGAACTTCTTGAAGCCCAACTTTCGATGGCAGAAAAATCTAGTGAATTACCAGTGCTGCCCAAGACAGAGGAAGAGTTGACAGAGTTCCGTGAAAAGTATCCAGATGTTTACGATGTTGTTGAAACTATCTCAGCTTTGAAGGCAAGTGATCGAGTCAAAGATATTGAGTCACGCTTAGAAGACCTTAAAATTAAAGAGCAAGAAGCTGTTGTGCAAACTGCAGAACAAGAACTTCTAACAATGCACTCTGATTTCGGTAATCTAAAAAGTAGTGATGATTTTCTTAACTGGCTTGACGAACAACCTTCTACTATCTCAGATGGTATCTATAAAAATAATACTGATGCTAAATGGGCCGCAAGAGTTATTGACTTGTACAAAGCAGATAAAGGTATTTCCTCTAAAACGAGGTCAAAGAGGAGAGCTACTACAAAGAGTAATCAACAACAACCTAAACGTAGTGCGGCTGAAGCAGTTACAAAAACGCAACAACGGCGTTATATTGAAGAACTGCAAGACGACACAAAAGTTTGGACTATTGATGAAATCTCTAAACTAAAACCCCATGAATATGCTGCTCTTGAAAAGGATATAGACAAAGCAGCTAAAGATGGGCGAGTAGTAGATTCTCTATAATAAACTAAAACCTTTTGTAAAAGGAGTATAAGCAATGGCTTATGCAAGTGCTGCAGGATACGCAAACTTACCGTCAGGTAATTTCGTACCTGTTATTTACAGTCAAAAGGTACTCAAATACTTTCGTAGGTCTTCGGTAGCGGAAGCTATTACCAACACCGATTACTCAGGAGAGATTGAGAACTTTGGTGACACCGTGAATATCATTAAAGAGCCGACCATTTCGGTTTCTTCGTATACTCGCGGTTCCACAGTTAACACGCAAGATTTGGCAGATGACCAAATCCAGCTTGTAGTGGATCAGGGCAACTATTTTGCCTTTAAGGTAGATGACATTGAAGAGCGTCATTCTCACCTTAACTTTGAGTCACTGGCGACTTCTTCTGGTGCGTACACTCTGAAGAAGGCGTTTGACTTCAACATTCTTAACAACATTTACAGCAATGCTGCTACTAGCGCAGGTGACACGGGTACGGATTCGTCTCCTATCACTGGTTCTGGTACTGGTTCTGCTTGCACGGGTAACGAACTTGCCAATGCAATTAGTAGTGCTGCAAAGGTTATGGATGAAAACGATGTCCCTTATGAAAACCGTTGGTTGGTTGCCGACCCTGAGTTCTATGAAGTTCTGCGTCAAGCTGATGCAAAACTGATGGATTCCAGTGTTACTGGAGAAGCAGGTTCTGCGCTAATGAATGGTCTGGTAACGGATCGAATCATTCACGGCTTTAAACTGTATCAGACTAACGCTATCGTTAACGGTGGTGCTGGTGCAGCAGCAAGTCACACATTCTCATCGACCAATGCTGGTGAACACATCTTCCTGTATGGACATATGAGTGCTGTTGCTACGGCTTCTCACATTGCCAAAACGGAAGTTATTCGTGACCCTGACAGCTTTGCTGATATTGTTCGTGGTCTTCATGTCTTCGGACGTAAAGTTCTGCGCGGTAGCGGCGATGGCTACAAGGGTGTGTTCTCTGGTGTTGTTGATCTTGGCTCGTAAGGAGGGTATGAATCATGGCTACTTATGATCGGACAGTTACGGGTGGAGGCACGGTAGGACATCCTTCTAATGCTTCTGTTCCTTATGTCATTACTTCTCCAGTATACGATGCTGTAGACAACACTAGTCTTGCAGGAGACGATATAGTAAAACTTATTGATCTTCCTGCAGACACAATGGTAATCGGTGGTTGCCTAGAAGTTCTAGAAGCTTCAGGTAATGGACAAATTACTCTTGACGTTGGTGTATCGACGGATGTTGATTCGCTAGTTGACGGTGGAGGCTCTAACTCTGCTGCGCTTATTCAATTTAATTTGAAAGCAGCAGGGATTAACACTGTTACCTCTGCTAACGCGATTCAAGTTACGGTTCTTGATGGTGGTTCTAGTGGAACAACTGCGTTGCGTATGCGCGTACACGCTGTTATCTGCGACATCTCTCGTAACCCTGTCGAATCAGCTACAGTTTCAACTGGAACGTAGTTCTAACAGTTTTGTGGGGTTCTGTAAAAATCCCACACCTTTCTTGCTGTGTTCAATTATTTGTGAAAGGGTCATACTATGTTTATACAGCTACTCAATAAAGAAGAAGCAGATTTCTGCTACAATGAAATTACTAAAGATACTTTTGGTGACGGTAACGAAACGCAACCAATATCAGGTATCAAGAAAAACAAAGAATCACAGAGTGTACCAGATGAAGTACGCAAACTGATTATCTCTAAAATGTACGACACACACTACGTTGATACAGTGTATTGTCCCAACAGAGTTTCAGTAAATTATTATAACAGATACGAAGAAGGAGACTACTACAATCTTCATGTTGACAATTTTAAAGCAAGTCCAAAATCCAATAATATCTTCTTTGACTATGGTTTTACTATTAATCTGGATGACAACTATGAAGGTGGAGAGATATTCTTTGAAACAGAGTTGGGCGTTATTTCTAGAAAACTGGAGATGGGGCAAGCAGCTATCTTTCCTATCACGTATCCCCACGGTGTTACAAAAGTAACCTCTGGAGTTAGAACAAACATACTAGGTTGGATGTCTTCTAATATTTCGTATCAACAATATTTCATACTAAAAAATCTATATGAGGTAAATCAATTTTTATCACAGAATAAAGAAGCACCGCAAATTTTTACCAAATCTGTTCTTGTACAGAATTACCTGAAGAAAGAATGGGGTAAATAGTTTCTAGAAAACGGAGAAATTATAATGGCTACTCTAAGCCTCACCACACACTTTACTGTAGATATACCAGATGATGACTCGCACACCATCACTGGTGGCAGCACTACAGCTACAGACTCAATTACAATAACACATTACTTTGACAAACGTTATTCTATTACTAACGGTACGCTAGTAGAGGTATGGAATGACACGATGTTAGATGACTTTGATTTCTTGTGGGTTGAGTCAGATCAGGTTGTAGAGATACAGCTTATGTGTAATGAGGGTGGCACCGTTGCTGGCAGTAACCTAGAGAACGCATGGGTTGTTAAGTTACAAGCAGGTATTCCGTTCTGTCTTGCAGATGATCTTAGCCGTAATAGAGGTGATGTTGCTGGATCATTTAGTGAAGCAAATTATCTTGCAGAACAAGATACTTGGGAAACAAACTGGACTGCAGATACTATTGATCGCATCGAATGTTATAACTCTTCAGGCAGCACCGCTAACGTGCGTGTGTTTGCAGCAACATAAAGGAATCTAATAATGGCTATGAAACCAGATTATATTGACATTGACAATGACGGTAACAAAACGGAACCGATGAAAACTGCAGCCGCGCAGATGAAAAAGAAACCTAAGAAGATGATGGGCGGCGGCATGATCAAACCCAAGAAGATGATGGGCGGCGGCATGATGTATCGTGGACGTAAATATGCCTACGGAGGCAAGGTATCTAAATACGGTAAGGATTGATGGCACGTAAACCTCAAAAAGCAATACCTAAAACTACTAGAGGTAAAGGAGCAAACTATCGCCCAACTAAAAAGGGTGCTGGTATGACAAAAAAAGGTATTGCTGCACACCGTAGAGCTAATCCAGGGTCCAAGCTAAAAGGTGCTGTTACTGGTAAAGTTAAAGCAGGAAGTAAAGCAGCCAAACGTAGAAAGAGTTATTGCGCTAGGTCTGCAGGTCAACTGAAACGTAGTTCTGCTAAAACTAGAAATGATCCTAACTCGCGCATCAGGCAAGCCAGACGAAGGTGGAAATGCTGATGGCTAAATGTAGTAATTGTGGATATGACTCTCATTGTAGCAATAAACTTACTAAAACTTTGTCAACAGTACGATCTTTTAGAAATCATAGTAGTGACACTGGAAGCCAGCAAGTAGAGGTTTGTAAAACTTGTCGTTGCAATGATTGTGAGGAATAATGAATTATCTTACTATTGTAAATAATGTTCTCAATGAACTAAATGAAATAGAGCTTACCTCTACAACCTTTGGTTCGTCAAGAGGCGTACAGACGACAGTAAAAAATGTTGTAAATAAAGCCATCAACGATATCTACAATGCAGAGATTGAGTGGCCTTATTTGATTGCAAATAGAACTGACGATATAGTTGCTGGCACACAAGAATACTTGTTGCCCTCTGACTTTCGTAAGATTGATTGGGACACATTTATGTTGCGTCCTAAAAATTTAATTACTAACGGAACGTTTAACACAAACATACTTAACTGGACTGTAGTATCAGGATCACCAATAAAAGTTGAGACTACAAACTCAGGTGCTTCTATAGCTGGAGCTTTAAGGCTATCAAGCGCAGAGGTAACACAAACTATTCAGACTATCATTAACAAAGAGTATGTTATTAGAACACGTACATTTTCTAATGATGTAACACTAAAAGTAGGCACATCTTCTGGAGGAACACAGAATCTTAGTGCCACACTAAGTGTTACAGATGCTGGAGATGGTGAGTGGCAAGTTAATAGGTTTACAGCTACAGCTACAACAACATATGTTGGTCTTGCTGAGTCAAGCGGTAGTGAAGCAGAGATAGATACAATAGAAGCTGTTGAGAACGAGCAACCACACAAATTACGTTACATATCTCACGATGAGTGGTTTGAAACTTTTTCAGAAACAGACCTAGATCAAACATCTGCCAACCAGTTTGCTTTACCACATTACGTTTATAAAACAAATGATGAAAAATACGGTTTGTCTCCTATTCCTAATCGTGTGTTAAGTGTGTCGTATCAATACTACCAAACACACACTGATTTATCTGCATACACAGATATTCCTACATTACCTGTTAGGTTTCACGACATCATCGTTAACAGAGCAAAATATTACACCTACATGATGAGAGCCAACGTTGCTGGTAAGGAAGCAGCAGAAAAAGATTACTTTGAAGGTATCAAACGTATGCGTGTAGAACTTCTAAACAGAAAGAACTACATGTACGCACGGGGTTTACGTTCTTCTGGTAAACTTATTAAGGTAAACACGTAGTGGCTAAAATTCAGAACAAGAAAGGTAAATACTCTCACAGTGCAACAAAACAAGAGCGTGATCCAGAGCTTGTTAAGATGTGGATAGCTAGGCAAAAGAGATTGAAGAAACTAAATGGCACAAATAACCGCACCTGAGTATATATCACCCTACGTTGTTACAACGTCAGGAGGTCTTGTTCTAGACCGTGATGTGTACACAATGCCTGTGGGTGCTGCTAGTATACTACAAAATTACGAGCCGTCTGTTAAGGGTGGCTACAGACGTATAGATGGAACAACTAAGTTTGCCTCTGGTCAAGTTAACGGGAGTAATAAGGTTACAGGTGTAGCTGTATTTAACAGCGGTGTTATAGCAATTTCTGGCACAGCGGTTAAGTTTGGAACGGGAAGTGCTTGGTCTTCTATTGGTACTCAAGCTAACACACCTAGTAGACCACGCTTTGAAAAATATAACTTTAACGGAACGGACTCTATTATATGGATTGATGGTGCTAACACACCAGCAAGGTACACTACTGGTGGTACGCTAACTGCTCTAAATGCTTCAGGCGCACCAGCTAACGCTACATCAGTAGCAGCATTTAAAAACCACATTTTTTATGCTGGTACTTCTGCTGCAAAACAACAGGTTCAGTTTACAGTGCCGTTTGATGAATCTGATTATACAGGAACTGGTTCTGGCAGTGTAAAAGTAGACACAGAAGTTGTTGCTCTTAAATCGTTTCGTGAGTCACTTATTATCTTTGGCAAAGACAGAATATTCAAACTAACAGGTAGTTCTAGTTCTGACTTTGCAATTGCACCAGTGTCTCGTAACATTGGTTGTAGCGATGGCAACAGTGTGCAGGAAATAGGTGGTGACTTAATCTTTCTAGCACCAGACGGTCTACGTACAATTGCTGGTACTGCTAGAATTGGTGACGTAGAACTAGGAACTGTATCAAAACAAATACAACAACGTATTAATGAGATTGGTTTTGATAATGTATGCTCTACCGTTATTAGAACAAAAAGTCAGTACCGACTGTTCTATCCGACCATAGGTGGTTCAGAGGCTGGCGCACAAGGTATTATAGGCGTTATCAAGTCAAACCCACAAGGACAGATAGGGTGGGAATACGCAGATTTAAAAGGTATCAAAGCAGCTTCTGCTGACTCTGATTTTATAGGAACCAATGAAACTGTAGTGCATGGTAGTTTTGATGGATATGTTTTTAGACAAGAACTAGGTAATGATTTTGACGGAACAAACATAAGAGCGATATACCGTTCTCCTGACCTCACTATGGGAGATGCGGGTATACGCAAAAACATGCAGCGTATCAATCTTAACTTTGATACAGAAGGAAGCGTTAACGCATCTTTATTTGTAAAGTATGATTTTGAAGATGCAAGTTCTCCGCAACCTGCAGCTTATACTTTAACAACACAAAGCACAGCCGCTGTATACGGAACAGGAACCTATGATACGTCCGTGTACGGTGCAACAGGAATACCCATTGTTCGACAAAGTGTAGAGGGTAGTGGGTTTACAGTAGTTATAAGAGTTGAAGACGAATCAGGTAATCCTCCTATAACACTAAAAGGATTTGAACTAGAATTTACTCCAGGGGCTAGAATGTAATGGCGGGATACTCATCACGACAAAGCACGTATACAACTGGCGATACAATTAATGCGTCTGACTCTAATAACGAGTTTGATGCGATTGTAACAGCCTTTGGTACAAGCGGTCACACACACGATGGAACAGCAGGTAATGGTGGTGGACTATCAAAGTTAGCAGGTAGTAACTCTATCACGCTAGGCGCAGGAACTGCAGGAACAGACATTACCGTAACGTTTGACGGGGAAAATAATGACGGTGTTCTAACGTGGTTAGAAGATGAGGATATGTTTAAGTATTCTGACGATGTTATGATCGCAGATGATGAAAAACTTATCTTTGGAACTGGCTCAGAATGGACAATAGAATACGATGAAGATGGGGATAATGATCTTGTATTGACAGGATCAGATATGGCCATTGAAAGTTCAACCTCTGCCAAACCTGTACTAACATTGTTTAATAGTAATGCAGATGCCAATAGTGCAACACTTAAATTTAAAAAAGACGGAAGCAGCCCAGCAACAAATGATGTAATTGGCAACATAGACTTTTTGAGTGAAGATGCAGGGGACAATGCAACAACATATGGACGCATACAATCTACCATCGTAGATGTTACGGCTGGTGGTGAACAAGGCGGCATAGATTTTTTTGTTGCAGAGAATGACGGCACTCTTACTAAAGGTCTTTCAATATTAGGTGCAGGTACTGATACTGATATCACAGTAGATATTAGCACACACGATGGTGCAGCGGGTGGTCTTAAACTAGGTGGCACTCTTGTTACGTCTACTGCTACAGAATTGAACCTTCTAGATGGTTTAAGTTCACTTAACAACGTTTCTCTTACTGGAAGCACTGACAATACAATAGCTACAGTTACTGGTGCTAACGCTCTTGCAGGTGAAGATCACCTTACCTTTGATGGTTCTGATCTCAAACTTCTAGAAGATGTAAACGATGGTAGTCCATCTATATCTATAGGTGGTGCAGACGCTGAGAAAGGAATGATACAAGCTGTATTTGATTCCAGCGCACAAACACTTAATTATTTAGAAATATCTACAGCAACCGCCGATACTGGTGGAGATGCTGGTAAGATACTTTTTGATGTAGACGGTACAGATATTGTACAGATAGATGATGGTGGTGTAACGTTTACTAACGGAGCTAACTGGGAAATTGGTGTAGCCTCTACTACTAGCACAACAGCAGGTAAAAATCTGACGGTTGCTGCTGGCTCTAGTGCTACAGGTTCTAATAACGTAAACGGTGGTAATCTCACACTATCTTCAGGCGGTGGTGACGGAACTGGCACATCTTCGATTGATTTTAAAACAAAAGCTGCTAACACCGATACTCCTGCTTCTAAGATGCAATTGTCTGGTGCGGGTGTTCTTACGCTAAGTGCAGGTGGTCTTGTTATACCCGATGGTGGTAATATTGGTTCTGCTAGTGATACGGATGCTATAGCTATTGCTGATAATGGCAACGTATCAATGTCGCAAAATCTTACAGTGACGGGTAACTTTACTGTTAACGGTACATCTACCACACTTGACACAACAACATTAGCTGTTGTTGATCCTATTATTCATCTACAAACAGCATCTGATGGTGGTGTGCTAGGAGCAGATACCAACAAAGATGTAGGTATTGCAATGCAATATCATACAGGAAGTGCAGCAAAAACTGCATTTCTTGGTATTGATGATAACGACTCTTATAAACTTAAATTTATACCTGATGCAAGTATCTCTAGTGAAGTCGTTAGTGGTTCTGTAGGAACAATTAATGCAGTATTTGAAGGAGACTTAACTGGAAACGTAACTGGTAACGTTAGTGGCACAGCAGCTACTGTTACAGGTTCTGCTCAAAGTAACATTACTTCGGTAGGCACTCTTACTACTCTTACAGTAGACAGCATTATTATTAACGGGACAAACATTGGGCATACAAGTACCACAGATGCAATTGCTATAGCATCTAATGGTGTAGTTACATTTAGTCAAGTTCCTGTACTTCCTGCTGATACAATTGAAACAGCGGATATTCAAGATAACGCTGTAACTCCTGCTAAGATAGCTGGTGCTGTTAACGCTCAAACAGGAACATCGTATACATTAGTTATTGGTGATGCGTTTAAAACAGTAACAATGAGTAACGCTAGTGCTAACACGCTTACCATACCACCTAACTCTAGTGTAGCTTTTGCAGTAGGTGATCGTATTGATGTGGTCATGTTGGGTGCTGGAACAACTACCATTACAGGTGGTAGTGGTGTAACCGTAAACGGTGTAAGCACAGGTTCAGGTGCGATAGCTGCACAGTACGCTTCAGCGTCTTGTTTAAAAATAGCTACTGATACGTGGCTTCTTATAGGTAATCATGGTGGCGTAAGTTAAATGCTTCACTCTATTCCTCTTGGTATTTTATCTTTTTCTTCTGGCGGCTTTGCTGTCGATAACAGTATGTTGCTTGATGACGATAATGATCAGTATCTGCGAAAAATAAATACAGGTGATTCATCATCTAATCCCTCAAATGCAGATATTGGTACAATATCAGTTTGGTTTAAACGTGGTAATTTTCCCAGCGGGAACAATTTGAGAATTTGGAATCACGGGGACGGTAATAATCCGAATATTGAACTTTTAATTCTTGGCGCAAATGACAAATTACTGGTCAACGGTGATGCGGGGGGTGCCACTAGCAACACAACCACGATGGTTTTTCGTGATCCTCATGCTTGGTATCATGCGGTTGTTCGTATAGATACGACTCAAAGCACAGAGGCTGACAGAGCAAGATTGTATATCAACGGGACACTGATTACAGATTATGACAGCACTAATTATCCGTCTCAAAATGGAGATATATTTACAAATTTAGCGGATTGGAGAATTGGTAGTTGGTCAGGTGGGACAGGACATGACTGGGATGGATACATTTCTGAAGTTGTTTACTGCGACGGACAGAGTTTAGATCCAACAGCTTTTGGTGAATACGACACCAACGGCGTGTGGCGACCCATAGATCCAACATCCAATACTTTTGGAGATCAAGGTTTTTACCTTCCATTTACAGACAGCAATTACCTTGGAGCAGACTACTCAACGGGTAGCGGCATTGGCGTAGCGATGACAACAGCGTCTGAATGGAACGGAGACACGGGAGACTTTAGTACGCTTGATACGGACATAGTTGCTACTGGTGGCAACCAAGGAGCGATCAGAACTAACAAGACTTTTACTGGTGATTTTGCTTTCGACTTCACTTGGAAGGGTGGTGCAAACCCAGCTTATGTTGGTGTATATGAAATTGACGAAGACGGTACTTTTTCAACAGGGTCGTCAGACGGTGGTATGGGTTCTATGACAGATAGTTTTTATCTGTTCTTTACATCTGGCAATAATGTAAATGCACTAAAGGGTTCATCTACTGAAGCATCAGCAATTTTTCAAGTCGTGCATGGAAACGCTGAAGTTATAAAGTTTCAACGGTCAGGCAGTGAGTTTAAAGTTTTTGAGGGTGGTGTGTTACGCCATACATTTACAGGCACTAGTTCAAATGAAGTACGTATTTTAATTGGTCAAAGCTCTTCGAGCTTGGATTGGGAATACTTTAGATGGGTTAATGGCAGTACAACATTAAACGGCGGGAACGTAGGAGGGACTGGCGGGTTTATAACAGTCAATTCACCCACGCAGACCACTGACAGCCCGACGACCAATGCAGCCACTTTCTCACCGTTAATTACCCGTCATCAGACCAACTTTACTCAAGTACTTAGTGACTGGACATTTACGAATGGAAATAGAACGATAACACATACAAGTGGTAGCAGTGGCGATATTATGGTAGCAGCTTCTCAATTGTTACAACCAGGACAGAAATATCATTTTGAAGCTGTAACTGAGAGTATGCACTCTAGCGAATATGCAAGATTTGCTTTGGCTCTTATGCCACAGAGTATGTGGGAGACAGATGCCTCACCCCTTACAGGAACAAATGACCAATTTACAATTAGTCTGATTAAATCAGGTGGAACTGGATCAAACACCGCAGTATTTGATAATGGCTCACTAACTGCACCAACTAATAAGCCAACAACAAATTCACGACTTACATTTGAAGTTGATATGTCTACGATTGGTTCAACCACTGTTAGGTACTACTTTAACGGTAGCCTTGATACAACTTATAGCAGTTTGGGTTTTGCAGATGAGCCTTATTACGTTGTTTCATTCACAGGCGTAGAGACTGATCGCAATGGTGTATTTAATTTTAACTTTGGTTCTAGTGCCTTTACTGATACACCAACATCAGGGCATACGGGTCTTACAGCTAAAGATGCTTTTGCAGGATCAGCACCTACTATTGAAGATGGGTCTGCTTATTTCCAAACAACGCTATACACAGGTAACGGTGCTAGTTCTCACGAAATTAATCAGTCTGGTGAAAACAGTACGTTTGCTCCTGATTTTTTATGGACAAAAGGTCGCACCACTACAGAGCATCGTATTACTGACGCAATTCGTGGGGCTACAAAGGTATTTTTTACAGATAGTAGTTTAGGAAATTCTGTTTCAACCACAGAGACCACTTCAGTTTTAAGCCTTGATTCTGATGGATTTACAGTGGGCAGTGGCGGCGGGGTTAATGGTTCTGGTCAAGCAAAATTAGGTTGGCAATGGAAAGCTGGTGATAGTAATACAGCCGTTTCAGCTTCAGGTTCAGGCGATGGTTCTATAAATGCTTGCACTCATAGGGCTAACCAAACCGCAGGGTTTTCGCTTGTAAAATATACGGGAGCAAACTCTCAAATTTCAAACGGTCAAGACACTAAAGTTACACACGGTTTAGGTGCAAAACCTGAATTAGCGTTAATTAAAAATATGGACGATACCCATGATTGGATGGTCCTATCTACGTCAACCACTGGTTTTGCTTCTGATTCTCAAACGGGTGATGATGCTCACTTACATTTAAATACTGATGATAATATTAATGGGAGTTTATTCACGGGACATTTTGAAACTGGTTCTGATTCAACACATTTTGAAGTTGGTAATGATAATGGTGTTAATAAAAACGGTGATGAATATATGGCGTATGTATTTAGATCAATACCAGGATATAGTAAGGTAGGTTCTTATACAGGTGGAGCTAATAGTACAAATGGTATTTATGTAAATATAGGATTTAAACCAGCATGGCTTATGCTTAAAAATTATAAAAACTCTGGAGAAAGCTGGTATGTTTTTGATAACCAACGGCCAGGATACAATGATGAAAACAATCAATTAATACCTAATTCAACAGCAGCAGAAGGCGCAGGAAATATTTTAGACCTATTGTCAAATGGTTTTAAAATTCGTGCTAATGATAGAGCGTATGGTGGAAGTTCTGCTACTGATGGTTATCTTTATTTAGCATTTGCAGAAAATCCATTTGCGGGAACAACCCCTGCTACAGCACGATAATGTTAGAGCTTGGAACAAAAGAGTTAATTACTTTAGGTACAGTATTAGCAGGTCTCGCTGCAACATACGGCGTTATTAAATCTACGATTAAAACAATTACAGAGCAACTAGCAGAAGAGAAAGACGAGTTAGCAAGTTTAAATACAAGGCTAGATAAAGTAGAAGCAGTGCAAGCTGTTGCTACAAGCTCAATAGATACGATGGCAAAAGATATCTTATCGCCACAAATACTAAAAGAACGAAGTGAACGGGATGGTAGAATAGAACAAAGACTAGATTCTATTGAAAGAGAACTAGATAACTTTCATAAGATGCACAATGGTTCCCACCCTCCCGTTAAGGATAGAGATTGATGACAAAATTAAAACGTTTTATACTTTTATTCTTGACTTTTATACTAATAAGTTGTACAATACCAGAAGATAGGTTTGACGCAAATAAAGAATACGAGGTAGGTTTAATTACTCAAGTATGTACAACATTAGAAGTTTCTAAAAAAATTCATACAGAATACTCAAAAAGTTTTGAAAAAGGTTTACAAGAATTTTATCAAAGAATCTTTGATGAAAAATGTATCATATTTCCTCAACCCGTACTCGCTAAATTTATTAAGCTAGAGTTTAAGGGTTCAATATCTGATAATGTAGAAATAGAAATATGGAAAGTTATTCTAGATGAGAAACCTGAAGATGGTAAAGAAATAACATATTTTTGGGCAGCTATTCAAAAAGAAAAACAATCTGAACCTGAAAAAGTAAAAGATACTGAGGTATAATAATATGACTACAGTAATGGACCCTGATGACCTTTTGGATAATCTTCCTGACCCTGCACCAGAGGAAGAAGTAGCAGAGCCAGAGCCTGAACGAGAGCTTACTACTGAGGAGGCTTTTAAACCTGCTCGTGATATTATTGGTGAACAAGCATCGGGCGTTGTTGATCTTGGCGATGCTAAATATACACCAGAAAAACAAGAAGTTCAAGATAATGAACTGTTAAGCACAACAACTGCAGGTGTTACTTTGGATTCAACTGGAGCAACAGTACCTGCAGCAAGCACTCTTACAAGTCAAGATGTAACTGCTCCCACCGCACAAACAGACCTTGGGCAAATAGACGCTGTAGAGCGAAACCTATCTAATATGCCTACAGATGTTGTAGGTGCAGAAGTTGAGTTATCGCCAGGAGCAATTATTGATCCTGCAGATGTAGTAGATGAACGCACAAAAACAGAGATGTTAGAACGTGGTTCTTTAGCAGAAGCAAAAACACAAGCTCTTGCTGCAGAGGCTACCGTTCAATATCAAATAAGTTCATTATACGAATCACTTGAGGAAGGCAAACCACTTCCTGCTTGGGCATCCAAGAATGTCAAAAAAATAAATGACATTATGATGGCTAGAGGGTTTGGTGCATCTACTGTTGCATCTGCAGCAATGGTAAGTGCTATTGCAGAAAGTGCGTTACCTATTGCAATACAAGATGCTAATAAGTATGCTACAATACAATTACAAAATTTAAATAACGAACAACAAACTGCATTAGCAAACGCTGCTACTATTGCTGCTATGGACAGGCAGAACCTTGATAATAAAATGAAAGCCGCAGTTAAAAATGCAGAAACTTTCTTAGCTACGGACGTTAAAAATGCAGATTTTGAGCAGCAAGCAAATTTATTAAATTATCAAACTAAAACACAAGCTTTATTTACAGATACTGCTGCTGAAAACGCCAGACTTAATTTAAATGCAAAAACAGAGTTTGAGGTGGCAAAGTTTTATGATACTCTCGGAACTACTGTAGCAACTAATAACGCAAATCGTGCTGCAGCTATGGATCAATATAATGAAGATCAAGCTAATTCTATAAATAAATACAATGCTAAATTACAAGATGCAAGAGAACAATTTAATGCTACAATGATATCTGCAATAGAGCAATCTAATGCTTTATGGAGAAGGTCTATAAATACAGCAAATACTGCAGAACAAAATGCAGCAAATAGAGTTAACGCTACGGCTGTTCTTGGAATAACAACATCAGCATTAGATGCGATATGGCAAGAGTATAGAGATGAAACATCTTTTGCGTTTACAGCTTCAGAAAATGCTTTATCACGTAATCAACAGTTAGCCATAACAGCTATTGCTAATCAATTTGCAATGGATATGTTTGATGCTCAAGTTGATGCAGATGCTCAAAAATCTATGGGTGCGTTAGTAGGTAACATGCTACAAAGCGTATTTAATGGTGTTATTAATCAAACTGGTATTTTTAGTAGTGATGATGATGCTGATGATTTTGGCGGGTTTGGAAGTTTTGGTGGAGACGGCGATTTTGGTAACTACTAAAGTTAAAAATTTTGTATAGGAGATAAAAATGTTTGGTGGAATTGTAGGTAGCGTAGCAAGTTCTTTATTAAAAAATGTAATTGGTGGCAGCAAAAAAAGTGGTGGCTCTCAACAGCAACAAGTAATTGATCCACGAATCGGTTTTGCTGCAGAGCGTAGTTACGCACAACGAGCAGCAGAAAATGCAAGAAATTTATCTGACCCAGGACGTAGAATGAAAGCACCTGCAGAGGGATCAGCAAAAGATATTAGAATGAAAGAAGAGGTAATGGAGTTGTATCGCACAATACCTAGAACCCAAGTTCGTGAAGCAATGGTACAGCAAGCAATGCGCGCAGGAAATACCAGTGCAAAAATAAAAGCAGCTATGTATGATATTTCTGATCCTTTAAAAAGGGATACGGATACAAGAGTAAAACCATTAAAGTTGGAAACATAAAATGTCTCAAGCTACATTTAATCCACAAGCATTAGACCCACTTGCAAGAGCAATTCCAGGGCAATCTCTAACAGATACTCCTGGTCAATGGCCTTTTGAAAAACCACCACAGGTTGTTTCTCCAAAACAAGCTTTTGATATTGTAAAAAGTTCAGTTGAAGAACCTGAAGCATACCAAGATATTATTAATTTGTTAGACGTAGGAATATCCGCTGAAACACTTGCATCCTCTATAACTTTAAAAATGTTTTCAGAGGGTGTGTTTACACCTGATGTTGCTGAAATAATCAAACCTCCTTTAGTAGCGCATATAACACAGATAGGTTTAGATGCTGGAATTGAAGATATAAATGTAGTTAATGAATTACCTAATCAAGGTATGCAAATTGACGATAAGATGGAACTTATGGAAAAAGTTAATCCTGAAAAAGCTAAGAGAGAAAGAGAAGAAGTTTTCTTAGAAGAAGAATTTGATGAAATGCTTTTAAATATGGAAATACCAGACGAACCTATACAGGCTCCTAAAGAAAGCTTTTTAGATATGGAGGTACAATAATATGTCTGCGTTTATGGGTGGCGTTGCGTCAGGTTTTCTGCAAGCTAAAATAAGATCAGAAAATGCTGCAGCAGAGGCTGAAAAACAACGTCTTGCTACTTTAGAAAAAGAAAAAGATCGTCAAGTTCGTCGTGACATTGCTGCTGATCAACTTGAAATGAATAGGCTTCAGTTACAACAGTCAAGAGATAGTGCTGAAAAGAGAGACTCTACAGCTATTGCAAACGCATCTTTTGGTTTGTTAAAAGATATGGCTAAAACAAATAGAGGATTAATTAAATTATCAGATTCTTTTACTTCTACTCAAATAGAGGCAATGGTAGATAGGGGTCTTATACCTAGAGGAGATGTATATGATGGAAGTGCAATATTTAAACACCAACAAGAATTAACTCAACAAAAACTAATAGAAAAACAGTTACAAAATTATGGTAAGTACGACACCCATCCTGATGCTATTCTTTTACCTGTTTATGAACAAGTGGCTGACAGAATAAATGCAAAAAGAATGGGAGAACAAGCAGATGCACCAGGACTTCCTAGTGGTGCAATAACTGCCGCTCAAGCTGAAGTAAACTATAGGCGAGGTTTTGAAAAGAAACAGTATGCTGGAATGTACAACTTATTTAAAGAAGTGCATCCAAATAGAGAAGCTTATCATCACACAAATGCAGC